CTTCAAAACCAAAATAACAACATAGGCGTATTTCCAAAGTTTGAAATGCCGTTTTCGCGTTAGTTTGTTTATCCAAAGGAGTTAGTTTGATGAAATTTCTGAATGATAAATTTCAAGCAGATCCAACGCTGATTGAGCACAAATTTGAAGGTGTTGATGACCTAGCAAAAAGGGCAGGATTGGCACAAGTTAAATTCCCAGATCAGACCAAATATGTTATAATTGCTCTAGCGCCGGATGGAGAATGGCTGCCGCCGAACGCCGGGTTGGAAAAATTTATGAAATTTACTGTTCAGCAATGCATTGATGTCATTGATGACGCGGTGGCTAAACGAATACCAGCTAGCACATACACAGATTTAATTAAAAACCATTTTGGTTTGGGAGATAAAAATGTCAAATGAGCCGATTACTAAACATGATGAATTTGCTAAGAGTTCGCCAGTTGATTTTGACATGGTCTGTAAAATTTTTGGAGGCGAGCCAGATCTAACAAATGACCAAAATCGGGCGGCTTTTTTTGCAGTTTGGGCTCAAGCTAATTATGAATACGCTAAAGCGATGCTTGAAAAAAGAATCGAAATTGTTACTACGATGTGGTGATGTTCATGAATAAAATTCTAGAATTGTATGCGTATGAAGCAGGACTATTGTGCGACGGAGTACCAGACAGTTGGGATGAAGATGCACTTACGAGGTATTCTCAGCTTCTTGTTAATCACTGCTGTGACATACTCCTTGAGCAGAAAAAAGATGAGCAAACACAGTCAGCAGTGCAATACATCAGAGAAGTATTTGACATCAGCACGCCAGTGGCCAGAGCGCTTTCTGTGAAAGACCAAAAAACAAAAAACGCAATTGACACTATTCTATTAAGCATGTTAGGCTCAAAAGAGCAAGTTTCTCGTTGGTGGTGTTCACCCAATAAGGCCTTCAACGGAGAAATTGCGTCTATCATGTTTAAGAAAGACACGCAGCGGGTTGTTGATTACGTGTTGCAGCAATATTCACGCTAACAAGTCTTGGAGATGAAAAATGATTAAAGAGATTACTCGTCAAGAATTGAATCCGCTACTTGACGCACTTGTTCGTAATAAGATATCTGCAGTAGAATTCGGAGATCAACATGCTCAAGCTGCAAGGAAATTACTAAAAATTGTTATGGTAAAATCAAATGCCGGAAGTCGCTTCGCAATTAAGCTATTGCGAAATGGTGTTGAATCATCATCTGGCATTTATCTATCAGATTGTGACAAGGATGATTTGGTAGAAAAACTTAATGACTTAATTCAAAACTATCCTGACACTACAGTATGTAGGTTTTATCAAAGCGCAGTCGAATAAATAATTTTATTCAATACTCACGAGGGTAATATATTATGTGTCAAACTTCTCCGCTTGAAAAAATCCACACGTCAATTCTGGATAAATTCAACACAACTAATTCTGTGCAAGCGCAAAGCAGAAAATATAAATTCAGTCAAGCTGTTAAATCGGCTGTCCAATCTATGACAGGCAATATTAAATTTGTCGATCAGCGCGGCGGAGAACGACATGAATGAATATTGCAAAAAACTAGTAAGTCAAACTGAACTGTATAATAGCGTCCAATCAATGCAAGATGGTTCAAAGGCGTTAACACACACATTTACAGACGAGTGTTTGATGAATCTTATAAAGCAAATTGTTCTTGAAACGTCTTCGATGGCATCAAAAGGTGGTGCCAGCATTGAAACGGTAACACGAATTAGACGAAAATTTATGGCCTAGGTCACTTTACACAAGGAACTATGATGAAGACTATTCATTTAACTGATGCCGAGGTTGAAGTTCTTCTTACGGCACTGCATCGCTACGATTATATTCTACGTCAAGAAGAGCAAGCGCTAATTCCAAACACGCCATCGTGTGACATGTATACTAGCACATCTAGGACTCTTCAACGTAGCGTGCTAAGATCACGACGAGAGCACCTGCTATCGATTTTAGATCTAGTCGAGCAAGTGAGTGCAACTGAAGAAGAGCAATAGTAGTACAATAACAACAACAGCTTAATGTTGATACTTCTTTTCAGTTTATTGTTTACTTTTACGCGTTTGTTGTTTATAATTAACCCTACGTTAATCTTGTTTGTTACTGAGGACTAGTCATGGACGAACTTAACTTCGAAAGACTTCGTAAAATCTACATTGAAAAAGGCGAAATTGGATTGGAAGAGGAAAAAGAAAGAATTTTGCAAAACTACATTTCTCAACTTCCACAAGAAAAACAAGAAAAAGCTAAAGAATTCAATGAAAAAATCCGACGTAATTTTGTTGGACTCGACGCCATGGAAAGACTATCAAAACTTGCTTATCTGATGGCAGACTCCATGTTCAGTCTATCAGATGCACTGGTTGATCTGAAGTACGCAGTTGATGAATCAGTTGCTGAAAAGATGGCAATTGGTGCTATTCAGAAGGCAAAAAAATCTTAAGTGCATTTAGTCAACTAGGGCAATCATGAAATCAGAAGCAGATGTATCAATCTTTATAGGCGTGGTCATTTTAATTGGATACGTGTTATACAAACTTGACATGTTTAAGAATGTATTAGGCTAGTTGGACAAATTAAGGATGGACAAATTACTTGTCTTTTATAATAGAGAATTCTATGATCTACCGAAAAAATTGGGAAACTGCAATTAACATTGGCGCAGATTATCATAAAGATGATTGCCAAAAATTGTGTTTGACAAAACAACAGCTTGACGAGTTCACAAAGATCATAGCGTATGAATGTTTAACAGAGTGTTCTCTAGTTGGTATTGAGGCATTTGGCGTTAATGATGAGGCCGTCACGGCTGTTGACGAGTGTATTACTAAAATCCGTAGGCGATTTGGAATTTAAAATAATCTGCAAAAGTTCTCAACTTCTTCTTTTTTAATTAATATCTGTTTACTTTTAACCCATCACATGTTATAATGCCTCTATCATTCTGATAGCTGGAGTTATTATGCCGTGTCTTAGAGTCTATGACAAAAGATATGTTCCAAAAATTAGCAACCGGACGTCATATTATAGGCCGCCTACATATCTTTGTGTTGAGACCAATCTAACTTGGGCTGTTCCGTATTGGAAAGAACGTCAACGGCTCAATCCAAACTTAGTTATAGAGATAGTATGAATGAAAGGCTTGATCAACTAGTCAGTTATTCTATCGAGGTGGTTGAGGTAAATGGAAGAATGTTACCTAGCTATTTCGATCATACTAAATTTGCTAAGTTGATCATATTGGAATGCATGGAAGAGCTCACCAAATGTCCTATAAAATCTTCTGACGTGGTTCAGGATAGAATTCATTTAGCTGAACATTTGTCGAAGGCCTTTAATCTTAAAATGTAATTAGCGGGAGTTAATTATTATGTTGTCATTGGCCGATCTCTTTGATTTTACAGCTGAAGAAGCTAACAAGAATGCTGAGCTGTATATTGCTGAAAATCCGCTCGCATATCTTAAGATAAAAGCTAATCGCCTTCATGCCTGGCGAATTTCACGTTTTGAGATTATGAAAAAATATTTGCGCGCCAACTCGGTTTGGCTGGCGGGCGGTGCACTTCGTACACTAATCGAACATACGCAGCAGATTTCAGATTTTGATTTATTTTTCAAATCAGCTGATCATCTATCAGTAACACGGGCTGAGTTGCTAGCTGATGGGTTTGTTGAAGTATTCGCTTGTCCAAAAGGCGAATTGTTTACGTACAAAAAACGTGATCTGAAAGTGCAGTGCATTGCAAAACACTTTTATTTGAATAATACACACCTACTTGACAGTTTTGATTTTACGATATGCCAGGCTGCATATGATGGCACTTCAATCACTGTTGCGAAGAAGATGATTGAATCAGTGAAACGCAAAAGCTTATACATCAACCAAATAACATACCCCGTAGCATCAATCAACAGGCTATTCAAATACAAACAAAAAGGATATACAATCTCAGAAAAGACCCTCGTTGATCTTGTTGCTCAGATTTCTGATGGCAGAAAATTTTCAGCTGAACAATTACAACTATACGTTGATTGAGAAAAACATGGACGAAAGCCACTTACCGTATGAGCAGCAAAGCTTAGTTTATAGATTACTGAAACGTGCCGAAATCCGTAGACAAATCAACACGCGTAAAAGCGTACAAGAAGGTAAGCCCGATCGGTTGTCCGATTTGCTTGAAGAAGCTGCAGCAGAAATAAAAAGATTGCAGGAAGCAGCTCGTAAATGAAATTGATAATCTTAAAGAAAGGAATTAGAGATGAAAATTGTTACGCTGTACGAAGCCCATGACGGCCTACAATTCAGCACTGAGCGCGAATGTCTAGAGCATGAGCAAGCCTGTGCAAATGTGGAACGCGCAAATGAAATGCTTCAAAACGGCAGCAATTTATTTGATGTGCTCACTGTAGCTAGTGGAGAATTCTCAGTTACTAAAAACTTATCTGAGGATGAAAAATTAATCTTGCAAAATATGACATCAAATACTGGGATTATTATTGAGCATTGGCAATGTAGTAAAGAACCAGGCTATAAAGTCTGTTATATTAAGAAACCGCGAAATGGTTTTTTGGCACCGCTGCAGTTGTATGTGCATGGCGACCCTGGTTGGCCGCACGGGGCATGGGGCCACACCGCATCGGTTAAGGATTTAATTGGATATGCACGAGCAACTTTCGAAAAATTTAATAAATCAACTTCAGTGTTTGAATAAGAGGAATAATCTATGACAGCACATCGTAATGATAACAATTCAAATTCTGGCGTTGGTTTTTGGTTGTATTGGGATGAACCATCTGTGACATCAAATCAAAAAGAACTGTCAGATGAGCAGATTTCAAAGATTGCTGATTCGATTCCAGTAGATGAACTGCATGTGCATGAAACTACGTGGCATATTAAATTTGCACGAGAAGTGATTAGGGCAGCTAAGAAGGAGTGCAACAATGACGCATGAAAAAGTTGGTGAACTTGATCAAAATAATGAAGGCCATGTTCAACCAAAAAGACAAGTCAAAGTAATTGACATTGCTAATAAAAGTTTATCAGAGATTTATTTAGAAATTGATCCATCTGGTAAACTCTGGCAAGATATGAAATTGTATCAAGACGCTTATGACAACGATGCACGTTTGACGCATCGTTGTTTTCTGGCCTGCATTGCTTTTATCTTTGTATGTTTATTTGTCGTATTATTTTTTAGGCCATAAAAATTAGCAGGAGATTGAAATGGACATCGCTTCTATCATAGACCATCTTGGTTCAGACCACAACATGCGTCGAGATCGTGAATACTCTGGTCAACCCCACTGCTGTGACGGAACGCGTGGCTCACAATTAGTGCAAGGTCTTACGGTGCGAGATATACGTGATTGTTTTGTTCGCGCATTTGTTCAAAGTCACCCAACATTTGATGAACAGATGAATGAAATTCAGCCAAATCTTAGTCTTTATAATGAAGCCGAAAAAGGTGAACATGCTGTAATTTGTCAAAATGATCTCTATGAACTAAAAGGCAATTTTGATCCTATGGCATTGTGTCAGAATTTAATGTGCGAAATTGAAAGGGTAATGGGAATTTTTCCGAATGTCCCAGAACTTCATTTTGATGATGAAGATTTTTGTTAAAAGGAATAGTCATGAACATGAATTACAAGTACGTGCTGTGTTATAACTATGATCAGTTTAAAAACTTTTTATATGAGCATGGTATCCGTAATCCAAACGGCGCGCCGTATCGTTATATCTTAAGTGTTGATACTTTGCGTGGCCTAAGTCTTAATAAAGATTCTATAATCAGATATGGAACATGGCAGCATAGAAAAGATTTGGAAGATTTAGAATTAGCAATTAAACTGGCAACTAGGTGTTAATAAGATAAATTATAATTTTACCGGGATATGAGAACATGAAGAATCAAATAGTTACTGCAATTATTCATGGCGCGGGCTTCGTAGAATATGGCGCCTCAAGTAAACTTGCCAGCGGCGAACCTCTTAACGCCACAGAAACGGAAAAAATAACCAGAATGTATGTGATGCCGATGGATGTCATGGACAAACGACTCGAAACTTTAGCTGAAGTACTAGTGCGCGAATGCGCCATATACGCCGCAGCGGTTTCAGGTAATCAAGAAGTTGGCAAGCATCTCTTGAAGGCGTTTCTGGGTACAGATGACGACTTGTCTGAATAAACACGTAAGTAAAATTCTAAACACGCAGCTTGAATTTGTGTTATAATGACACGAGTAGATACGTAATCCTGCCTCAGAATTGGAGAATCTTGAATGGCGAAGCAAGTTGATATAGCACAGAAATATAAAAAGCTCACTGACATCGAGCACGTGCTGTTACGGCCAGGCATGTACATTGGTTCAACTCAGCCACATACTGCTGTCACTTGGGCATATGATGAAGCTGATGCTAAGATGATCAAAAAAGAATTAACATGGAATCCTGGCCTGCAAAAATTATTTGATGAGGTTATTTCAAACTCAGTCGATGAAAGCAAGCGAGCTGGCTCGAAGCTTGACGTAATCAAAGTTGAAGTCGACCGGCAAACTGGTGAAATCTCAGTTTATGATAACGGCGGAATTCCAGTTCAGCTGCACCCAGAACACAATATGTACGTGCCGACGATGGTGTTTGCAGAGCTTAAGGCTGGGTCAAACTTCAATGACGATGACGAAAGAACTTGGGTCGGCACTAATGGAGTTGGCGCCTCGCTAGTTAATATCTTTTCGAAAAAGTTCATAGTTGAAACTTGTGACGGTGTCAAGGCCTTTAAACAAGAATTTTTGGACAACAACCACGTCAGGAAAGAGCCAAAGATTCGTGAAAGCGACAAGAATCACACTAAGATCACGTTTCTGCCAGATTATGAAAGACTTGGCTGCACGCTCGATGATGACAACTATGCCAAGCTAGTTAAGCGTGTAGTTGATGTAGCTGCCTGCAATCCAACGCTCAAAGTTCACCTGAACGGAACTAGAATTCAGCTTAAGACCTTTAAGGATTATGTTTCTCTTTACACGTCTGAGCTTGAGTATGAAGAATTGGAATGCGGGTGGAGACTAGCGGTTGCGCCGTCAGATGACGGGTTCCAACATGTTTCGTTCGTTAATGGTTCTGAAACAATTGTTGGTGGCTCTCACGTTGAACACGTAGCAACTGACATCGTTGAAAATCTTCGCACATTCTTTAAGAAAAAGCATAAAGTTGAAGTTAAACCAGCGGATATTAAAGGTCACCTGTTGCTTTTCTTAGACTCAACGATTGTCAATCCAAAATATGACAGTCAGACAAAAGAAAAATTGATTTCTGAACTTCCGAGGGAAGTAAGAACTCAGGCTTCTGTGTCTGAAAAGTTTATTAAACGCCTGACGCAATCTCCGATCATTCAGTCTGTGTTAGATTGGGTCAATGCCAAAGCACAAGCGCAGCAGCTCGCCGAACTCAGGAAGTTGAATAAAGAGGCTGACAAAACTGATCCGCGTCGAGTTGAGAAATTTTCAGATGCCGGCGAAAAGAAAGAACGAAGTAAATGTATCTTGTTTTTGACTGAGGGCGATAGTTCTGCAAAGTCAGTTCAAGCCGGGCGTGGGAAAAATCCTTACATCGGCAGCTTTCCTCTTCGAGGCAAGCCGCTGAATGTGCGCGACATTGACACGAAAAAAATCCTAGAGAACGAAGAGATCAAAAAAATTCTGACAATCACCGGCTTAAAGCTTGGTGAGAAGGTTGTCAGTGTTGGCTCACTCAGATTTGGCAAAATTGTTGCAACCTGCGATGCTGACTTAGATGGTGCCCACATCACTGGCCTGTTAACAAATTTGTTCTTCACCTTTTGGCCAGAACTTTTTGAGCTAGGCATCGTTCATTATTTCAAAACTCCACTTATCAAAATTTGGACTGAAGGCAAGAAGAAGGAAGAGCATTGGTTTTACACTGAGGCAGAATATGCGCAGTGGCAGCAGAAGAACGAAAACGTTAAACATAAAATGCGTTGGTACAAAGGTCTTGGAACCTCGACCGCAAAAGAGTTTGGTGAATATCTCCAAAACATGGATAAACATCTAGTTCAATTGACGGTCGAAGATATGAAAGATGGTGATGCAGTTGACTTAGCATTTAATAAAAACCGAGCTGACGATCGTAAAGAATGGGTAGCTCTTACTTAAGAGGACTGAAGTGAAAATTTTCTCAACAAGCCAAAATCCTAAGGACACAGTAACTAAAATGAATACTCTCTCACAATCAGATATCAAAGTTGGTGACCTGGTTAGAATTAAAAGCTCAGGCACCGTTGCTCAGGTCACTTCGATGTATCACAGTTCGCGCGATAATTGCAGCATGTTGACGTTGACTGAATATCGTCAAGTTGCTGGCCACCCTGTTTTATTTTCACAAGCCCTTCTCTATGGCACAGTAACTGAAGCTGCGGTGACTCGAATCAGCGACACTGCGACATACTCATGACATGTATTCACGCAGTCCAAATTATGTTATAATTAAACAACTACTTCTAGTGGATATCTCTGTATGCGTGTGAAGCAATATTTTGACCAAGAGTTTGTTCAATTCTCACGGTATGATAATGTGAGAAGTATTCCAAGCCTGCGTGATGGTTTTAAACCAGCACAGCGCAAATGTATCTATGGCACTCAGCAGCGTGGTGAAAATGCTGGAGAAGTTCAGATTGAAAGGTTGGCAGCCTCAATCGCAGCAGACACCAAATATCACCATGGCACGGGTTCGCTTGAATCAACTTTAGTTGGACTAGCACAAACTTTTGCTGGTTCAAATAATGTTAATCTGTTTGAACCGCTTGGACAATTTGGTTCACGACTTTCCCCAACTGCTGCGTCAGCGCGTTACATCTTTACGAAATTTTCTTCCAATTTTCGTAAGCTGTTTAAGAAAGAAGATGACATTATTCTTAAACACATGGTTGAAGATGGCGATGAAATAGAACCTGAATACTACATTCCGCTGTTACCACTCGTGTTAATTAATGGTAGCCGAGGAGTTGGCACCGGTTATGCTTCTAACATTCTAAGTTACAACCCAGAAGATCTTAAGACACATGCCATTGCGATTGTTAATGGTAAGAAGGCATCTTCACAACTACTACCTTGGTTCAGAGGCTTCACAGGTAAAGTTGGTAAAGTGGAAAGACAGGTTATTATTGAGGGAAAATTAGAAATCGTAAACACGACTACGATCAAGGTTTCTGAGCTACCAATTGGCATGTATCTCGATGACTTCAAGAAAGTGTTGTACGATCTTGAAGATGAAGGCCTAATAAAAGGTTTTGAAGATATGTCAACTGAAACAGCTTTTGAGTTTGTCATCAACGCACCAAGAACTACGACGTCTTTGTCAAACGACGTGCTGATGAAGAAATTCAAGTTGATTTCTCGTGAAACTGAGAACTTCACGCTGTGGGACACCAATAACAAAATTCGTGAGTATGAAATACCAGAGCAAATTTTGGAAGAATTTGTTAATTGGCGACTTGAACGTTATGAAGATCGTCGTCTCAAACTTCTTGATTTGGAAATCGAACAGCTTGATTGGCTTAATGAAAAGATGCGCTTTGTGATGTTTTATCTTAAGCACACCAAAGATTTTGCTGGTCAACCAAAACTAGAATTATTATCTTTACTTGAGAAAAACAAATTTAAAGAGGTTGACCGGCTGCTGCGGCTTCCAATATATACTTTAACGCATGATGAAATTGAGAAGCTCAGAAAAGAAATTGGCGACTCTGAAGAAAAAATTCTAATGTTGAACAGTACCACTGCCAAAAAATTATATCTAACAGAATTAAAAGAGCTTGACCTTTAAGGAGAAATTATGCATTCCGGATATTATGATGTAATGGATTTTCATGACAAATTTGAAGTCCCAGTTTCAAGCACGCCAACACTGCTGACTGGTGAAGCACTTAACTTTCGCGTTAAGTTTCTTCAGGAAGAATTGGATGAATTTAAAAAAGCCTCGGAAGAAGGTAATTTGCAAGAAGCGTTTGACGCTCTGCTCGATTTGGTATATGTCGCGTACGGTACTTCACACATGATGGGTGCAGATCATGATCTTTGGTCAGACCTTTGGGATCCTGTTCAAAAAGCAAACATGTCAAAAGTGCGGGCCAAGAGTGCAAAAGATTCTAAGCGTGGTACAAGCCTTGATGTTGTCAAACCAAAAGGCTGGAAAAGTCCAACTGAAGAGCAACTTCAAGTTCTAGCCGAGCACGGAGCAAAATAAGTGGAACAGCAATATTTAGATCTTCTGTGTGACATTCTCGAAAATGGTGAAGAGCGAGATGATCGTACCCAAGTTGGCACTGTCGCAGTATTTGGCAGACAACTGAGATTTGACCTGCAGAAGGGCTTCCCCGCTCTAACAACTAAAAAGCTTGCGTGGAAGGCTGTAGTCGGCGAGTTGCTTTGGTTTATTGAAGGCTCAACAGATGAGCGGAGACTGGCTGAGATCACCCACGGGAGCCGTGAAGGCGTCGTCACAATTTGGACGCCAAATGCTTTGGCTGGATATTGGAAGCCAAAAGCCAAGTATGACGGCGATCTTGGGAGAGTCTATGGCGCTCAGTGGCGCGACTGGAAACATGCCCACGTATTTGAAGAATTCAGCAATGATTACGTAGAACATGATGATGGCAGTCGCACTTATTTCAGGGCCAAGGTACAAATTAGAAAAGTTGACCAGCTTGCTAATTTGATTGAAGGAATTAAAAAAGATCTATTCGGTCGACGACACGTGCTAAGCGCGTGGAACCCAGGCGAGTTAGATCAAATGGCTCTACCGCCATGTCACTTTGCAATGCAATTCAGCGTTAACAAGCGGCGTGAGCTGTCGTGTTTGATGACTCAACGGTCATGTGACGTAGCGATTGGGTTGCCGTTCAATATCGCGAGCTATGCCCTCCTGACTCACCTGATTGCACAAGTTTGTGACCTCGAAGTTGGTGAACTTGTTATGAGTCTGGGGGATGCTCACATTTACAAGAATCATATCGAAGGCGTAAAGCAGCAGCTTGAGCGTACTCCATTTGCGATGCCCAAATTGCGACTGAATAAAAACATCTCTAAGATTGATGATTTCAAAATGACTGATATTGAGCTAGTTGACTATGTTCACCATAACCCAATCAAATTAGCAATGGCAGTCTAAAGGTCGCTGTCATTTCTTAAATAACTTAGATTGGTAAAATAAAATGAAAGAAAATTCAATGAATCTTTACGAACCGGCAGACGCCTTAACAGAATACCTATTCAAAAAATTGGTTCTTAAAACAGCCATCATGTGTCAGCAGGTAGATGATTTAGCTCATATTCCAGAAAGTAAAGACGTTGGCAATTTCCACTGGAAAAAACCAACTGAAAATTGGAAACAAGAGCCGTGCATTAAGTTAGATTCTATTATTGACATCTACGCAGACTCTGAACAACCAAGTCAAATCTATATTTCTTGGAATAATTTTTCGGTAAAAGCTAATGATGGACTTGACAAATTTGTGAATGTTGAACACGAGTGTTTTAATAAACTGCAACATGCCTAAATTATGTTGATTGACAAAGCTGTTGAAAGAAGAAAATACGCGTTTCGTGTTTACGCTGAGCACTTGTCTTCGCCAATAGTTATGTCCCACTCTGACAGCCCTGCAAAGCCAGCTAAGGACAAGTTTGTCAGGTTGTTATCTGACATTAATCATAACGCCCTGCAGGGAACCGCAGAACAGACTGCTTGGCTGCAGGCCGCATTGGTTGCAAATAAAAACGTCTGGTTCTGGTCAGATCTACATTTAAATCACCAAAACATTATAAAGTATTGCTCACGTCCGTTTAACTCTTCATCAGAAATGAATGCCGCTTTAATAGCTGCCGCGCAAAACATTCCGCGTGAAGATCTTGCAATAATTGTTGGCGATTTTGCGATGGGCAAAAAGGATTTCGTGGAAAGTCAATGGGCCAAATTTCAGCCATGCAGATTAATTGCAGGCAATCATGACCAAGATGTTTGGGGCTCAAATCTTAAATTTCCATGGGCTGACGCCATCCAGGTGTTTTTTCACGGCGGCAAAGAATATTGGGTCACTCATTACCCAATAAGAACTGAGATGCTTCCGGAAAATGTTATTAATATTCATGGGCACATCCACCATAGGTCAGTCCCAGATTCTAATAAACACATTAATGTTTCGGCAGAAATTACTGGCTACAAACCAAAATTATTAAATGAGGTTATTGATGCATGAATTAACTCCAACCCAAACAGAAATACTATTAATCTTGGCCGAAGAATGTGCCGAGGTTATTCAGGCAATTTCAAAGATAAAACGCTTTGGGCTCAACACTGAATATAAGGGCACTACGAATTTTGAAATGCTGGCAATAGAATTGGGAGACGTACTGGCTCTAATAGAATTAACAAAGCAGGCAGAGTTAGGGTTGACAGATGAAATGTTAAACTCAGCAAAAATAGATAAACTCGAAAGAATAAAAAATTGGTTAAATTATTTAAAAAAGCACTAAAATTAACTAATTTTTATAAAAATAGTATAAATAAATTGACTTTTTTCAACTTTTAAATATAATGAGATTAGAAGAACCTGCCTTGAATGAGCACCTAACTTCAGACGCGGCTTTTGTTAATAACTTCGCCAAGGAAATGGAAGATGCATTAGGCCTTGTTATCTCAAAAAAGCGTAAGCTTGCTGAAGACAAATCATTTGAGATTAAGTTAAGACCTAAGAAAATCAAGGACTGTGTAAATTTGCCGACCGCAGAAATACTAGAAAATCAACTAAGGTTGGCCGCTCAAAAACTTGATATCGGAAATATAAAAACTAATCTGAATTCTGAGAAAGCGACTAGCGTTTCATTTGAAAAGCATGATAAAAAATATGATGTGGTTATCGTAAGAGGCGCTAATGAGGGCGAAATTTTTGAAAAAGAATTATTTTCAAAACTTAAGAAGTATGCTAAAGACCCAATTAAGAATGCCAAAGTTGAAGAAGCTAAAAATTTATTCAACGCCATTAAAAATGCAATTCAAGATTTTGACATCTCGCAAATTAAGGAAATAAGAAAAAGATCTGGGCAAACGTCACGCGCAAATATTCCGGCCGAGAAAATTGGTGAAGTTGTTGCCGATATTATAGTAGAATTGCAAAATGAAACCTGTCTCTACCTCTCCATTAAGAATCAAACAGGCGACACTTTTGCAAATATTGGCATGAAGCGTTTATTCACCGAGCAACTAGCAGTAAATAAGTCTAATTCGCTTTATGAAATGCTGCGTGAAATAGGCGTCAATTTTTCAATATTCTCAAAAGGCCTTAAGTCATATAGAGACGAAAAGGTAATGAAGCCCATCACAGACAGCACAGTTAGAAAAATTCCAATAGACAGTGCCTTTTATGATTTTATGATCAAATCGTGGGGTTTTAATTATCTGTATGTTCGAAACGTCGGTACGAATTTTAAAGTTCTAAAGATGGATAAGGAATTTGTGCATGACATTTTATTAAAGGATTTGTGTGTCTCTGAAATCTGCTATCCACACACTACCTCTAAACAGCTTAAAATAAAATTGTCAAATGAATTTGCATCATATATTATTGAAATAAGAAATACCAAAGGCGAGATTAAACCGACAGAAATGAAGGTTAAAATAGTTAAAACACCAGTGTGAAATTATGCCAGCCGCTATAATAAAATCTTTTGCAGAAAAAGCACATAAATCGGAAAAGGAAGTAGAAGAGCTATGGCTCAGGGCAAAAGATGCAGCCGAAGAAAAATTTCCCAAGAAGAAAGATTCTTCACGTAAGTGGGCGTATGCAACAGGTACATTAAAGAAAATGTTAAATATAACTGAAGATATTAAACTTAGCTTTAAAACTTTTATCAACTTTAATTGAGAAATAGGATTATGTCAAAAGAGGATCTTTACATCAAAAATTCACGCGTTGAAAAGCATTCAAAAAAGAAAGGCAAAAAGCGCGGGTACGCAGAATATGATGATCATCAAGCTAAACGTCAGCAAAAAATCAATTTTAAGCGATATTTGAATCAGCTTAAAACTGATGAGCTGGAAGATGATTTTGATGATTTTGAAGATGAGCATGATGATTATGAAAATAAATAGATTATTCTTGCGCCATGAAAATAAAGAAATAAATCATGAACTTATACAACTTACACGCAAAACCGGAAACCCTCGATCACTACGATGTAGCCTATGATAAGGTGCCAGCTTTATTTTGGCACAAATACGGAAACAATCCTAAAGAGCTAAAGAAAAGAGAAGCCGCACTTGCGAAAGATCCAAAGTACGCATATTATTACGCCAGAGATGTCCTCAAAGAACCATTTCCAGCAGGTGAAGCCGCAATTGCAAAAGATCCAGAGTACGCACTCGCGTACGCAGAAAAGGTCCTTAAAGGTCCATTTCCAGCGGGTGAAGCCGCAATTGCAAAAGATCCAGAGTACGCACTCGCGTACGCAGAAAAGGTCCTTAAAGGTCCATTTCCAGCGGGTGAAGCCGCAATTGCAAAAGATCCAGAGTACGCACTCGCGTACGCAGAAAAGGTCCTTAAAGGTCCATTTCCAGCGGGTGAAGCCGCAATTGCGAAAGATGCAGAATCTGCACGCAGGTACGCAGAAGATGTCCTTAAAGGACCATTTCCCGCCGGTGAAGCCGCAATTGCGAAAAAACCAGGGTACGCATTTGCGTACGCCAGAAATGTCCTCAAAGAACCATGGCCAGCAGGCGAAGCCGCGATTGCGAAAATTCCAGAGTACGCATTTGCATACGCCAGAGATGTCCTTAAAGGAAAACCCTGGTCAATAAAGAAATAAATCATGAACTTATACAAATTACATGCAAACCCGGAAACCCTCGATCACTATGATAAACTGCATAATGAAGTGCCAAATTTTTTTTGGGAAGTATATAAAAATAATCCCGAAGAACTAAAGAAGAGAGAAGCCGCACTTGCGAAAGATGCTAAATGGGCATATTATTATGCAAGACAGATCCTTAAAACATCATTTCCGGCTGGTGAAGACGCAATTGCGAAAGATGCTAAATGGGCATATTTATACGCAAGGAATGTCCTTAAAAGACCTTGGCCTGCCGGTGAACCTGCAATCGCGAAAGACGCAGATTGGGCAATCGAGTATGCATATGATGTCCTCAACGGCCCATTTCCAGCAGGTGAAGAAGCAATTGCGAAAGATCCAAATTACGCTTATTTTTACGCAAAGCATGTGCTCAAAGGACCATGGCCAGCAGGTGAAGCCGCAATTGCTAAGGACCCAATGCAGAAAAAAGAATATGAAAGCTTTTTAAAAAGTATTTCGTAAAATATACTAATATTTAAGATAATAAATAGAAATTAATATTACAATATAATATAAATTATATTTTGCTAACACTATAGGAGATAACACATAATGAAGATCATGAATTCTAATATTTTTACTGCTGACGAATTCAAAAGTTTCGTTTCGGCGTATGATCAAAAAAATCTTGATCAAGACAAGCAGCTTACACTTATCAAGCGTACACTGCTCGCAACAGCTGGCGTTCTGCTCGTAAACGTTGCAGTAACAGCAGCTTTGGTTCTAGGATATCTGTAATCTACCGTCTTCGGCGGGAATTTAATTCCCGCCGAAGAAATCAATCCCGATTAAATTATTTTAAAATACATCTACTGTTTGCACTGATAAAATGCAATTCCCAAATATTACACACGTTGAACAGCTGCAGTACGAAGTTGGCGAACAAGAAGAAATTCGAAAAATGCTTCTTGAAGAAGATATTATTTCTTTCTGTTACATGATTGCGGCTCAAGATACATTCAACACTTCTTGGGCGAGAGAATGCCGCGGGATTGTTTTTAACAATAAATCTGGAGCTGTTATTGGTAGGCCACTTCATAAATTTTTTAATGTAAATGAAAGAGAAGAAACCCTACTATCAAAAGTGGATTGGACAAAAGTTGTTCGCGTGATGGATAAACGTGATGGCTCAATGATTCATACCGTTATTACACCAGATGGGGTAAGACTAAAATCAAAAAAATCATTAACATCCGATGTGGCCATCTCCGCTACTCGTTGGTTTAATTCAGAGGCTGGCGCAAATGTTCGCTCACTGTGTTCACATCTAGCGGATAAAAATTGCACCGCGATTTTTGAGTGGACCGCTCCTGACGCCAGGATCGTGCTATATTACCCACAAGAAGAATTGCGCTTGCTACATGTTCGACACAATGTTACTGGTGAATATTATTCCAGTGAATCAATAAAATCGCTATCTGCTGAGTTTAATATTGGCGTGGTTGATGAACCTGCATTTGACGTGCCAAAAGAAAAGCTTGGACAACATTTGGTGGAACTTGCCAAGACTGTTGAGGGCATCGAGGGTTGGATTGTTCAATTTGAAGATGGCGAGATGGTCAAGTTGAAAACCGAGTGGTATCTAAAAAGACACCGCACGATGACATTCTTGCGTGAACGCGATATTGCTGAACTTGCCATTAGCGAACAACTCGACGACATCAAATCAGTATTAACCGGTGAAGGCGTTAACATCGATGAAATTATCAACATCGAGGCAAGAGTGCTAGCTTCTCTAAGAGAATTAATTTCGCGAGTAGAATTAGCCTTCGAGCAAGATAAGCATTTAGAAAGAAAAGATTTCGCGATTAAAAATAAAGAACATCTAGAATTTGGGCTGCTGATGAATAAATTTTCAGGGAAAGATCCAGATTTCAAAGGCTTCTTTATTAAAAATCTGCTGAAGGACCAATTTAGTTTAAGGCAACTTAACTTGCTACAAAGCATCGGGGAGGTTGAATAAATCATTGTCTTAAATTGAAGTGCGTTTCGCTCATGCGTATTTTAAAGTGTAAATACACTTGAGCGAAACTAGAAACAGCTAGCTCAAACATTCAAATTCACCATAATCTTTGGACATAAAATATGAAATCATTAAAACAGATTAATAATACTTCAGATGGTTCAGATGATCAGGGAAGCTCAGCCAGTGGCTTAAGCCTGCTGCCAATGGATAATTTTTCCATTCAGGCATTAGGTTCGCACATGTTGTTTGGCGAAATTTCAGAAGAATCTTCATTATACACGATAGAATTTTTGCTTAAAGCAAACATGCTTCTTCCAGATTCATACGTATTAAATCTGTTTATTAATAGTCCAGGCGGCCACGTAACAGATGGATTCGCCATAATCGATGTTATGGAAACCTCGCGCTTGCCAATTCAAACAGTAGGAGTTGGGCTGATCGCTTCGATGGCGTTATTGATTCTTGCGGCAGGTCATAAGGGCCGTAGGATCTTAACTAAGAATTCTGCGATTATGGCACACCAATTTTATTCATACCTCGAAGGCAAGCACCATGAGCTTATCGCAGGACAAAAACGTCACGTCCAGCTTGAACAGCAGTTCATCAAATATTTTATGGCGCATTCCGACATGACTGAAAAACAGATTAAAGATATTCTGCTCGCACCATCTGATCGCTGGTTAACTCCACAAGAATGTAAGAAATACGGCTTATGTGATGTTGTCACTGAACACTTTGTTCCTCCAGAAACGAAAGAAATAAAGGAAGTAAAAGTTCAGAGAAAGGTGAAAACTAGCCGGTGATTTTTGAGCTGATTAGATTATCTAATTGAGCGATACCAGAATTTAAGTTTTGCGCGTATGGAACTCCTCTCGCCGAAAGATAAAAATATCTGTTCAACATGATTGATTTTTGTTCAAGCAATTCAGTAACAGACATGCTTTCCCACCGAGAGGAATCTATTTTATCGAATTCTGTATTATTTTCCATATTAATTTACCTCCTTAGTTTATTTATATTGAAAAATTCGTGTAATAAAAGTTGTAAAACTTAAATTGTCTTTGAAAAAAATCCTATAAATAGATTCATACATGATTAACCTAACCATATAACACAAAATGAAATTATCTCAAATCACACCAGTCTTCGAAAGTCTTATCCCGATTGAGATTTACATGATTCTCAAAGAGGTCATCAGCGCTGGTAAATTAACCAATACAGTCCAAACACAGCTCATTGCAAACCTTGTGCATTTTTTCAAATATCGCCCAGCTGTCGCAATTCATGAATTGAGAGAACATCCGCCAACCGAAGAAACTCTCAATGCTGTCAAAGAACTCAACCAATCTGAATTAACTGAACTTGTACAATGGCTTTATGCCAGCCTGTACGCAGGAGAACCTTTTGCAACTTTATCTAAGGATGAAGAGCAAATGAATGTTCTGGATTGGATTAAGTATGTTCTAAGAAAACAAGACTAAGACTTTTCAAATTAATTCTAGAAAGGAGGTACGCCAAGTTTTATCATAGTCTAAGTTCTCAGAGCAAATTCCCTTTGAACTTTTATAAGAGAAGGACATTACAAATGGCAAGATCTGCAACAAAGGCAAAAGCGACACCTCTGCGGTCACCAAAACAAAAATATCCGCAGCCATTAGCAGAAAGAGAAATATTTATAAAGCATAAAATACAGCCAAAAAATGCCGCTCAGGAGTTTTATATTGACGCTCTCCGCGAGTCGACAATCACAATATGTTTAGGTCCAGCTGGCTCTGGTAAAACTTTTATTGTTACCGCGCTCGCTCTGGAAAAACTCCTCTCAAATCAAGTTTCCAAAATTGTTTTGTCCCGCCCAGTCGTCGAAGCCGGCGAACACCTCGGGTTTCTTCCAGGCACGATGGAAGAAAAACTGCACCCTTACTTACTCCCGTTAATCGATAGTATTCAAGACCATATCGGCCCTACCATGACTAAAAAATTAATGGATAGTGGCAAGATCGAAATTGCGCCTCTCGCGTATATGCGTGGTCGTGGTTTCAATAACTGTTTTGTCATCCTTGATGAAGCGCAAAATGCAACACGCGAACAGCTTCGCATGTTCATCACCCGCATTGGTTATGATTCTCATTTTGCCATCAATGGTGACCCATCCCAATCTGATTTGCCATCAAACAAGAATGAAAATTCGCTATCATGGCTTTCAGACAGGCTCACAGGCATTGACCCAAGCATTATGGTCTGTACCTTCGACCGGGCAGACATTGTTAGAAATCCAATCATCACAACCATCCTGACACACCTCGATGGCCCAGGACCAGCGCGACCACAAGCGGGTTTTAAAACCTTATATGGAGGGGTAGAGTAGTATAATTTATTGACCGCTTAGTGTTTATCACGCTTGGGCCCTAGTATTACACTAGGGCTTTTTTTATAAATACGTTTAAGCACGGCGTGAAAATACTGGTACCACGCTAAGTTGTTATAATTGCCCGAGCCAGCAGGCACTAGGAGATATGATGCAAGATTATATTTTGAATTGGTCGTCAAGCACCAAGCAAACAATCACACTTACCCCAAAAGTAGCTTTAGATCCAGGCACCACCACAGGCACCTCGCAGTGTTCAATAGTTTTATTTGGTAAAGGGGCACCACGCTATGGTGAAGGCCAACAAGAAAACTTCATCAGAATGCTTGAAAATTTCTCAAGTCCAACGGCGCCGATCGCGCCAACCTCAGGACAACTGTGGTTTGACAGCGGCTCTAACTTACTAAAAGTATATGATGCGAGTTCTAGTTGGAAGCCAGTCAATAATGTATACGTAGACTCAAGCGCGCCTGCTAGCAGCATGACCTTTGAGGGAATGTTGTGGTATAATACTATCACTTCAACAATCTTGATTAACCAGGGCGGCGTTTGGAAATCATTAGGCACGTCAATACCAGTTGCTGGTGTTGAGGAATACAACACAATGGTTGCGAGTTATAATCTGATCGCAGGTGCCCCGACAGATGTATCTGATCGCGCCGCAAGCTTCAATGGGAAAACTTCGCTGATCGAAGCGTCTGGATCTGCTGATTTTAATTTGAGCACATATACTTCTGGAACGATTGAGCTGTGGGTTTTACCGAAATCCATGAGCATGATGACTTTAATTAAGCAAATTTCTGCTACTGACCCTGGACTTACCGCGTGGAGATTAAACATAACTGAAAGAGGAACGATCACAGTAATTACGGGATATTATAATGATGCCGATTTTACTGCAGAGTCTTCAGAATTAGATGTAGTTAAATTAGATGAATGGAATCATATTGCTGTAACGTTTGGATCAGGAAATATAGCAATTTTCCTGAACGGTAAATTAATATTAGAAAAATCTGGTTGGGTATCGCCAAATGCCACAGGAGATATTTTCATTGGTCAAAATTTGACCGGTCTGGGCCGCCCAACTAATCTATGGTCTTTCTACGGACTAATGGATAATGTCAGAATTACTAAAGATGTTGTACGTTACACGGCAGACTTTGATCCAACGGTGTTGTCTGATGACACATTTTTATTAGCTAATGATCCGCAGGCCGCGAATGTTAAGTTTTTAATGAGGATGAATACGCTTGAAGAGAATACTGGCAAATCTATTACTGTAACCGATGTAGTGATTACGCCACAAGCTTTTGGGTATGGTCAAACAGAATTGCCAACACTGGACGTGGTAACTAATTCTAGTTGGTTAAACCTTTTAGGAAAATTTAGAAACATTGCAATGCATCAGGGAAATGATGATGCCCTTGACAATATTTCAACTCGTGGATTTATAATTGAACCGAATGCTTCTCCAGCAATTAATTGCGGCCTAACAACGTTGCTGAGGGAGTATGATAAAACAGAACATGCAGTAAATTCACTAATTAAGAATAGTGCAGTTTTATCTCATGCTGCGTCTTCATCTACTGTTATGTTTTCTACAACAGACAATATTGCATGGCTTGGTTTATCTTCACCTTTTTCATATAGATCGGCAGAAATCAATCTTAGCTTCTCAACTCTTGAACAAGCACATGTATTTTTTAATTCTGGTGGAAAAATTAAAATTTCTAGTGGCTTTTCTCCAAACCCGGTCGGTGCCAATGCTGCAGCTAATGCGGCACTAAAAGATGTTTTGGGTTTAGTTGGTGATACGTATATTACTGGCTTGTTTAACACAGACACAATATATGAAAGAGGTTCTTTTAAATCCATTTACCAATTTGATAATTCATTTGCCGCTTATAAAACATACCCAGGCTATGAATTAGTTGACTACGGCGGCCCAATTATTCAAAATTCAATACCAAGCCCTTATGGTGGTGCGCAAGACCCGATCGTGGTAACTGATCTAAACAAATCCAGGAATATGCCTAATCGCGGCGGCTACTATGCGCTAACCTCTTCGCCTAGCACCATTATAGAAGCTATGGTTTGCCAAAATAATGATGCTACCCTACCAATTAAATACGACATTTCAGCAAATACACAAGGCATTAACGGTAAGGATGTTAAGATTGCTGTCAAATATTCTCTAAAGCAGGGAGTTGGCCCAATCATTGGGTCAATATCACTACAAATAACTGCTATAAAACCAAATTCAAGTTATCTAAATTCTCCGATAATTTCTTTCCCAACGCCGAATATAGAAATGATAGCACTTACGTAAAAGCCTAATGAGATAGGGCAATTCGACAGATTTGACTTCTGTTGAATTGCCCTTGTTTCTTTAAGTAAGAAATAAGCAAAAAAGCTGTTTATTTTCAAATTTCGTGATATAATGCACCATAAGTATATTATCTACAGGGACAAATAATGGCAAAAATGATTGCTTTTAGCGGAACTCACAGTACCGGGAAAAGTACTACAATCAATGACTTAAAATCAGTTCAAGATTTTTATGTTGACGATTTCAAAGTCAGTCGTTCTGTCCAAAAAAAGTTTGGTTATTCTACTTTAGAAGAAGCATATGAAACTCCTGAACAACTTATTGAGTTCCAAATGGAAATTTTAGGTCAAAAGGTTGACCACGACGGCGAGCTTCTAGACAACCCAAGATTAAAGAATAAAACAATAATTGTTGAGCGTTCACTATTTGATGTTGCGGCGTACACGCACTTGTGGGTTAAAAAAGTTTTGTCGAGTGAAAGATCATGGCATCTGCCATCCGAGTATCGAGAAGAACTCCGACTTTGGACAGATGCATTTACTAAAAAATGCCTAATCATGCAGTCTCAGCTTTACAGTGGAGTCGCTTTATTTTTAATAAATGACGGTGTTATTTTTGAACAAGACGCAAATAGAGCAGGATACGATTCACGGCAGTGGATTCAAGACGAAATTTTAATGTTGAGCACTTCGCTCTTGGGACCTCCTATTAAAATGATCTCATATTCTGAACGCGCGTACCGCGTTACGCAAATTAAGAATTTTGCAAAGGACCTACATCATGCAAAATAAACAGCAGCAAATTACTAAGGGTGGAGCAATTCCGAACTTGGCCTTGTGTATCGACTGGGAAACAACCGGTTCCAATTTTGGCGGAGATAGCTCTCTTGAGTACCAAGGGATTGCTTTTGGTGCAGTAATTTTTAGGCTGTCTGATTTTGAAGTAGTTGACACATTAAAACGATATGTCAAATATGAACCAGCAAAATACAAGTGGAGCGCCGACGCGCAAAGAATCCACGGCATGACTCGTGGATTTCTTGAAGAAAATGGAATAACACAAGAAGAGGCAGCCGCAGATTTGGCCGAGCTAATTATCAAATACTTTGGTCCAAGCCCAAAAATTATGGTGCTCGGCCACAACGTTGGTTTTGACATCAGCTTCACCCGCCAGCTTCTTCAGCCGCACGGTCTGATGTTTGATGTTCATCATGTTTTACTTGACACGTCTGGCATGGGGCTCATTGCATTCGGCAAGTATAAATCAGACCACCTTTTTGAACTAGTTGGCTTAGAAAAACGCGGCAATCATGATCCACTTGAAGACGCGCTGTACACACTTGAAGTAGTAAAGTCTGTCAGGTTGTTGGTTAACGAGGCGCTTGGTAATGTCTAAGAAGACTTTTGTGTATGAGAATCAAGAAATTGTATTAACTGGACGAAGTGCAGTTAAACAAGTCAGCAATCGCCAGTTTACTCTTTTAGAAATTACGCCATTAGACAAAGACATTGGCTGGAAAAAATGGGTTAGGCGCGAAGATTTATACGAAATTTGTGAAGATTCGGCTGACGACGCTCAAGAATAAAATTATTGTTAAGTTGACTTGCACTTTAAACTTTATATCAGTTTACGCATTAACGGTTAAAAGCAAACTAAATAAAAATAAATAAGAACGTGGCGAGCAAACATATTTGAATTACGGATTAACCGTGGTGCTGCCCAGACAATATAATCCCAAATTGGCTGAATTGAATATATTAAACACGTCAAGCTGAGAATAAATTTACAGTTTGAAATACAGTAAAGAGCTTAAATAAAATGACAACTACTCGGTTTATAACGTATAAGTGCAATCTGTGTAAAAGAACAATTGACGAAGAAAATAGAATCACGTCAGTCAAATTTACTAAGTGCAACATAACTCTTGGATGCGAAGGAAAATTATATCCGATTGGCAGTAAAAACACCAGAAATATCGTTGCAACTTCACCGGCAGCAGATAGCACAACTGAAGATTGGTTGCCACGGGAGCAAGTCGCAATAAGCGCAGCTGCAGTATCTCAGCGCGAGCTGCCGCCAATTTCTTTAATAACTGGTGCTGCTGGAGAATTAACTGTTGCAATTCCTGACGCCGCGACGACTGCAACTTCAATAATCGCAGTTGCTAAAAAACGTCAAGTAGATCCTTCTACATTTACACCATTTATTTTTTATCGCGGCGGGACTGTTTCATTTATTTCTGGCCGTGACAATAGTCCTGAAAGCAAAACATTATTTTTTGAAGCCGCAGACACAGTAGAAGTTATTGTTAACAGCGTCAAGTTAAACACTACTAGTTGGACTGCCGACTTAGCATCTCAAACGATTTCATTTTCTCCTGCGCTGACTGCAGAAACACTGCAGATTAAAATAAATGTCACGCGAGCAACAACAGCCCCAAGCTTCAATTTAACCCTTACGAATAATGTTACGCCTGGCAGTAGCAGCTGGTCAAATGTTACAAAAGTTAATATGTTTGGGTCAACATATAAGTTATTCACGTACGGCAATCTGTCCACATTGCTTAAGCAAGGTGAAGAATTGCAACTCATGTCACTATCAGCTAACACAGCACCAATGACCGACGTGGCCTATATAATGTTAGCATATTCTCCGTATTCACCAGTTGACAGAGAGCTGTCTTCTGTTGTAAAATTTTCTGAAATTACTGCAGAATGGTTATTTGCCCCGGCGGGTGAGAAATTAAATTTGCTTCTTAGTGCCAGGACAGAAAAACCAGTATGGCCAGTAATTTTTCCAACAGTGTTGGTTAACAGCACTGCCGAAAAAAATCAAATTTCAGGAACTTCTGAACTCGTGCAAAAAGCAATTAACCCGTATATTATTGGACCCGTATGACACAACAAAACGAAAAGTATTTTTATCTTTTATCGCTCACGGCAGATCAGCTTCCGGCAGAACTTAATGAATTTGGAATGGAGCAAATAGTAATTTCATCAGACGGTTTTTATTCAGACATTGAGGCAGTTGGTGCCTTGAATAAAACGCTCGAGAATTTAAATTCTGAAGACGTTATGTACAAATTTAATTCTGCTGAATATCCAGTCAGAGAAGAAGAAGATAAATTTGAGGACAACAGCTTTATTGAGCTCGGCGACAATTTTTTAAAATTGCTGATTTTAGCAACTGACGGTGAAGTAGTTTCCACGTCAAATTTAATCGGAAAAGTTTTTTCAATTATTTCGCACGATGAATATGTCGCCGAGAAAGATTCTTTAAGGGAGAGTTCAAATCATGTCCTCCACTAGCACCACGCCGTATTATCGTTATTATTGTCTAATTAACACAGTATCTGATTTTAAAAAACTTAGTTTATTTTCAAAGATAGTAGATTCTCATGATATTACGGTAGTTTCTAAAATATACAAAAATCCTGAAGATTGTGTGCTGACATGCGCAAATTTAGTAAAAGCAGTAATGACAGAAATTAATGAAATTGGAGATAACTCATATAAAATTCTCTGGGATACCGCAGAACCGGGTGAATTAAAAAACTCCAGTGCAAAGGAAGTCTCAGTTGCAAAATTTTATCTTGTTGACAAATCTTACATAGGCAAGAACCCAGCGGCGGACTTACCTACGTGTTTTAGCGCCAGCGTGGTCAAACTGCAAAGCGAGCTAAAGTTTGAACTTGCCGAAAAAAGTTTTAGCAAAAAAAATCACGCAAATTAGCAATAATTGTCTTTCATGTATTACAATCTAACTGTTGGTATTGACCAATTCGTATATTCATATTCATAAAGGAGAGCGTTATGGCCCGCCAAAAGAAAGCAGCAAAAAAGCAAGCTCAAGATCTTGTTTCTATCCTGAATAACCCAAGCGAAAAAGAAAAGCTGCAAGTCTTTATTGACGAAGCGGTCGCAGCAAAAACACGGATGGCAGATGAAGCTGAAAGCATCAAGGCGCTTCGTGATGACGCCCAAGAAAAAATCGGCATCTCAGGTAAAGACTTCAACAAGCTCGTAAAAATGTACTTCAACAATGACTTCGCGGAAGCGCAAACTGAAATTGAAAAATGGGAAGCAGTTCTAACTCTTCTCCTTTCAAGTTCAAGCCGTCGCACTGGCACTAATGACTGATAAACAAAAACTTGGTTACATCAGCGCCTGCGCCGACTATGAAACGGAGCAGGTGCTGGTCTGGGAGCGTGGACCTACCGGGCGGAAAATGATTCGGTACGACGCGCCCTATTACTTTTATGTTGAGGATGATAAAGGCAAACACACTTCATTGTTTGGTCACACACTGACACGATTGGATTTTGATTGTAAGGCAGAATTTGAGGCCGCCAAGTTCAAACACGAAAGACGGTTTGAATCTGACATCAACCCAACCGCAAAAGTCCTGATGAATGAATACTATCAGGCACCGACACCAAGTCTTAATTATACTTTTCTTGATATCGAAGTTGATTATGACCGGAACATTGGCTTCTCAAGTCCAGAAAATCCGTATGCACCAATCAACGCAATTACGTTGTATCATCAGTGGCTTGACGAATTTGTCACGATAGTTGTTCCACCGAAAGGTTGGAAAGGCGACATCGTTAAGCAATTTGACGAGATGATGCCAGAAATCAAGACTAACTTGATTATCGCCAAGGATGAAGCCGAATTAATTTATTCAACTCTTGATCTTATCGACGACAGCGATTTGATCTCAGGCTGGAACTCAGAATTCTTTGACTTGCCGTACTTGCTAAAAAGAACAGAAATGGTTCTCGGGCGAAAAGCCATGAACCGCTGGTGTTTCCTCGGCGCCCTACCACCGCGATTCGATACCGTTGAAAGATTTGGCAAAGAACAGATTAATGCAAGCCTAAGCGGTCGAATCCACCTTGACTATCTGGCGCTATTTAAAAAATTTACCTTCGAAGGTCGAGTTTCTTTTTCGCTTGGCGCGATCGCCGAAGAAGAATTGGATATCCCAAAGTTGGAATATGAAGGCACGCTTGAAGACTTGTACAAAAATGATTTCATTCACTTCATCAAGTACAACGTACGTGACACTGAAATTCTAAAGAGGCTCGATCAGAAATTTAAATTCATCGCGCTAGCAAATCAAATGTCTCATGAAAACACCGTGCCGGTTGAGGCAGTTCTTGGCACGGTGAAATACGTTGAGACCGGCATCATCAACTATGTGCATAACGTGATGAATAAAGTTATGCCTGACAAAATCACTCGCCCAAATACTGGAAAGGTTGAAGGTGCGATTGTTATGACGCCAAAAGTTGGGCTGCATGAGTGGGTTGGCTCAGTTGACATTAACTCGCTATACCCATCAGTTATCAGATCATTGAACATTTCATCCGAAAAAATTATCGGCCAATTCACAAATAAAGAAGAAGACTGGCGCGGCATCTGGAAAAAAGATGATAAGATCCACCTGCTTGAAATGGAAAATCTTGATACGTATGAGGCAACTGGCGCTGAATGGTATGACCTGCTAAAACAAAAGCAGTGGGCAGTTTCAGCGTATGGCACAGTGTTCGATCAGAGTTCAGGCCAAGGTGCCGTGGCCGCGGTGTTGACCGCATGGTTCGCCGCTCGAAAAGATCTTCAGAAGAAGAAGAAAGAATGGAGCATCAAGCTTAAGGAACTCATAAAATCAAATGCGCCTGAGGCAGAAATTGCCGAGGCCGAAAAGAACGTGGCGCATTATGATTTGTTACAACACACCAAAAAGATTTCGCTGAACTCAGCTTATGGTGCTTTATTGAACGCGTTCTTTGCGTTCTTTGATGAAAGAATGGGTGCCAGCGTGACGGCAACTGGCCGGCAAATTACAACTCACATGATTGAAACAGCCGGTGAAATTTTAACTGGTGCCAGACAGCAACTCGTAAAAACAACCAGTGTCGATAAAAAGGGTAAAGTTCAACATGATTATCATATTGACTCCATGGCGATCATCTACTCTGACACGGATTCGTGTTATTATCAAACATTCACAACAGATAAAGAAAGCGCAGTAGAAATTGCAGATGCTGTCGCAAACGGAATTAATGATTCATTCAAGGATTTTATGCGTGAAGCTTTCCTGTGCACACCAGGTTATGATGATCTAATTAAAGCTGCACGCGAACTTGTTGGTGAACGAGCATTATTCCAAGCGAAGAAAAAATACGTCATCAAAGTTGTCGACCTAGAAGGTGCCACAGTTAACAAGTTAAAATCGATGGGCTCTGAAGTTAAAAAATCAGACACGCCAAAAGTTATTCAGAACTTCCTTAAACAGGTGTTGCAGCAGATTCTAGATGGCAAATCTTATCAAGAGCTTGAAAAATTCATAAATGAATCTCGTTACGGCCTGCTTAGAAATTCAGTAAGTGATAGTGATTTGATCTCGATTGGGGTTTCGAAGGCAGTAAATAACCTTGATAAATTTTATGAAGAATGGAAGGCCAAAGAAAAATCAGGCCTTGGTCGGGCTAAACTGCCAGGTCACGTTAGGGCATCAGTCAATTATAATGAGATGGCGTTGGAATACGAAGGTGCTGGCGCGTCATTGATAAATTCTGGTGATAAGGTTTTAATCTATTATCTAGTCAAAAATGATAGAAATCTAGAAAGCATCGCAATTCCTGCCGAAATGACAAAGTTTCCACCATGGTTTTCTAAGTTCAAAATTGATGTTAAGAAAACTGAACAAAAAATGATTGATTCAAAACTGGAAGGAATCTTTTCTGCGCTCGGGCAGGAAGTACCAACTCCGTATGGCACGCATCTGAAAAGTGTTTTAGTTTTCTAAAGGAAAAATGATGAAAGATAATACTCAACAGCTGTTGAATTTTTTTGAAAATATTATTTCGGTATGCTCATCGGTAGGTATCGAAAATGTTATTATCGAAGATGGTATGATTCGTGGAATTAATGATGAGAAAAGTTGCGTAATACTATCTTCGAGTGGCATCCCTGAGTTTGGTGAAACGAAGCTGGGGCTGGCTCGAATGTCAGTACTGTCTGCGCGTTTGAATGTATTAAAGAGCTCTAAGAATTTTGATCTTGAAGCCGTAGTCAACCCAACCAAAAACGAAGTTACACATTTACGTCTTTCTGGCGGCGGAGCCAAAGTTGAATTCCGCTGTGCCGCGCCAAGTATAATTCGCGCGCCAAAAGCAATAAATGATCCACCAAGCTGGAGAGTTGAGGTCAGCAAGGAACAAGCTGAAATGATAGTTTCAGCCGTTCGCGTTATGAATGCTAAAACGCTCGTGGTTGCGAAAAAAGGCAGTCAGCTTTTATTTGAGTGTTCTGACACAAATAACGATGTTTTTTCAATTTCACTTGAAACACCTGCGGAGTGGGTTAATGAACAAAAAGATACGCCAGAACCAGCATTTGCGTATTACTATCCAGCTAACATCTTGCTTTCGCTGCTGAAGCAAAAACAAACATGCGAATTGATTATTGGCGAAAGTGGAACTCTGACTACACAAATTAATGGTCATTTCTTAACAGTTATTTCAAAGGTGGATTAAATGTCAAAGAGCGTAATTGGAACAATTGGAAAAAAACAAATTGACGTAGCAAATACTCTTGTTGAAAAGCTACAAATGCGCTGGCATTCTAGTAAAATGCAAGATGGCTCAGTTGTTGTATCCGAAGCAGAGTTAAACAATATTATTTTTCTTTTAAAGAACTTTGCTTCTTTTGCTGATCTTGCAAATAAGTGGACGCCAAAAAGAATCGTGCTCGATAAAAATGCCGATGCGAGCAATCAAGTACTTAGCATCTGGATGGAAGATTCTTTGGGCAACACGAAAACATGTTCATACGCGATTTTAGACCAAATGGCTACCGAGTTTTGTGTTGACCAGCAGACGCTACTGCAGATGCTTTCATCACATTTCGCTGAACAACTTTTTGTGCCAGTACTAAAAGAAGCATTAGGTGATTTCAATAAATCTATTATTCAAAACGCAGTTGTCGTAAGGAGTTCGCAATGAGAAAAATTCTTAATTGGCTGATCAATTTTTTGGTTGAGAGAACCAAACAACCATATGTCGCATACATCACGTCGGGAATTAGTGAAGATGGTCAAATCAAATTTGAGATGTATTGGAACAAAGGCCTGATTGAAAATCTGAAAAGAAACGGGATCAACGGTGCAAATGATCATGAAACCGCTATGTTATTTTTAGTTGCGTCTCAGCTTCGGCCTTCGGAATTTCCTGACCCTGAGGAGAATGTCAATTCGGAAGCCCACCCTTTGCTTTCCACAGAAAATCAACTTCGCACATAAGGAAATACAATGAGACGCCTTGTAGTAGACACCTCAAATTTGCTTTTTAGTGTGGCCGCAGTCAATTCGTACAATCGTGCGTCAGATCCAAAAGACACCGCAGGGTTGGCCATGCACATGACTTTAAATGTTCTAGCAAAATACGCCAGAGAATTAAAACCGCAACAGATTGCGTTGGCATTTGAGGGGCGTGCCAACTGGAGAAAAGATTATACTAAATCTGAAGCATGTATCTCCAAACAGGTGTACAAGGCAAATCGTGTAAAAGATCCATCAATGAACTTGTTCTTTGAATTAATTAAGAACTTTGAGGAGATGGCACGCGAGCACACCAGCCTAGTTTGTTTGGGTCATGCATCTCTCGAAGGTGATGATAGCATTGCGGCGTATTGTCAGCGGTTCAACACTGCTGAGGATGAACTATACATAGTTTCGGGTGATGATGACTTCTTGCAGCTGTATCGCCAACCAAATGTGAAGTTTGTTGGAAAATTAGATAAAAATGTAGGTGTTGATAAAAAATCAAAGAAGCCGCTTGACCCAGATTATTTCATTTTTGAAAAGTGTTTTAGAGGTGACTCTGGCGATAATGTCATGAGCGCGTATCCTAGGTTACGGAAAACAAAAATAGAAGAAGCATACCGCGACGAATATGCCCGGCAAGCTCTGTTTAGTCATGAGTGGGAAGCAGAACTAGACCCAGGCATTAAAACTGTCTTCAACGTGGGCGAGCTGTGGCAAGAAAACAAACTGCTGATGGATTTAACGTGTCAGCCTGAAGAAATACGAAACATCATGCCAGAGATGGTTGATGACGCTATTGCCGCAAGATCTAAATTTTCCTTATTTCACTTCCAGAAATTTCTCGGAAAGTATGAGCTCAAGAAAATTTCAGAGAATGTCAGCAGCTATGTTGAAATTCTTAGCATGCAAAATCAAAAGTCGAGTTCAGCAGCTAAGCTACTAACTGAAGAATCGCAAAAAACACTGCCTGCTGCAAAATCTTTACTACAGTTTTAATATTTGAAAAAAGCACCTTCTCGTTTTTATAAATAACTTTGCCGCTCTATACCTCTTAAAAGTATCACATCGGGGTATGAATCTAATATATCATAGGAGATAAAAATGGCAGACAATCAATTAGTGGGGCGTAAAACTTCAATGCACCACGTCGAACTTATGGACATCGATGATACTGGAACTCTACGTGAAATTGCTGTTGTTAAGCGCGACAGCGATGGCACACTGCACTATGTTGATATTGACAGCCTAGCCAACATTGACAAGGGCCGCCTCAAAAAAGTACTGATGTCACCCCACGTTGACAAGTACCCACTTTGGGAACTACTGTCACAGGCAACTCTCAGCAATGGTCTAAATGCACTAGACTATTTTCACTCAAACTTCATTAAGGTTAAAAGACCTCCAGGAGCTAGAGCAACCAGCCAATCAATTCTGGGAGTTGGAATCGTTGAAGATTCAATGATCGGTTCTGATTTCGTAAACCCATCTGAGGCCAACCTAGACAGAGCAACTAAAGAATTCAAATAATTCAAGCTTCTTCATAACGGCAGCCTAGGATTATTTCTAGGCTGTTTTTTATTTTTACATTTCACCTTTCACCATAATTTAGTAGGAGTTTTAATATGGAACATATTTTTGCGCAGCTGCGCGAGCGCGAAAGTCGCGAGCGCGAAATACAGCAACTTCAACGAGAGTGGGCAGAAAATCAACGCTGGCTCGGCATCAAACGCGGTTACACTGCTGAAGATGTAGTAAAACTTCGTGGCTCGGTTCAAGTGGAGCACACTCTCGCCAAAAGAGGTGCTACACGTCTTTGGAACTCAATTACAACTGAACCCTTCGTCAATGCCCTGGGCGCTTTAACCGGCAACCAAGCCATGCAACAAGTTAAAGCAGGACTGAAGGCAATCTATCTTTCTGGCTGGCAAGTCGCGGGTGATGCAAACCTCGCGGGCGAAATGTACCCTGATCAATCGCTCTACCCGATTAACTCAGTACCAGCTGTTGTTAAACGCATCAACAACACACTGACTCGTTGTGATCAAATTCAGTGGATGGAAGGTAAAAATCCAGGTGATGCTGATTATATAGATTATTTTGCACCTATCGTTGCCGACGCCGAGGCTGGTTTTGGCGGCGTGCTTAACGCTTTTGAACTCATGAAGGCCATGATCGAAGCAGGCGCCTCGGGCGTTCACTTTGAAGATCAGTTGGCCGCAGTTAAGAAGTGCGGGCACATGGGCGGTAAGGTGCTGGTTCCAACTCGTGAAGCTGTTGCGAAGTTGATTTCTGCTCGCCTGGCCGCTGACGTCATGGGCGTGCCAACCATCCTAATCGCGCGCACTGATGCTGAAGCAGCTGATCTGGTCACTTCAGATGTCGATGACAACGATAAACCATTCGTGACAGGTGAGCGTACTGTTGAAGGGTTCTTCAAAACTCGCCCTGGCTTGGAGCAGTCAATTTCTCGTGGCCTCGCCTACGCACCATATGCTGATTTAATTTGGTGTGAAACCGGTAAGCCAGATCTTGAATTTGCAAAACGATTCGCTGAAGCAATTCAACGGCAGTTCCCAGGCAAGATGTTGTCTTACAACTGCTCACCATCATTTAACTGGAAGCGAAATCTTGACGAGGCAACAATCGCAAAATTCCAACGCGAACTTGGTGCGATGGGTTATAAGTTCCAGTTCATCACGTTGGCAGGCTTCCACAGCCTGAACTACTCAATGTTCAACTTGGCTCATGGGTATGCTCGGCAAAACATGACGGCATTCGTTGAGCTACAAGAAGCAGAGTTTGCGGCGGCTGAAAGAGGCTTCACCGCGGTCAAGCACCAACGTGAAGTTGGCACTGGCTACTTCGATGCAGTAACAACTACAATTGAACGCGAAGCTTCAACGGCTGCCCTGAAAGGTTCCACTGAAGATGAACAATTCTTTGACAGCAGTAAAAATACTCGTTAAGTTGCAGTAAATCTGGCACACAGGAAGTAAAAATGCAGCTAACGCGCTGATTTGATTAATAAAATTTAAAAATCAATCTTGCAGATCGTGCTGCTGGGTGTGGTGATATGATAAAAGGGACAAATTTGTCCCTTTTGTCTTTATAATATTAGCGCGAAAATTTACTAATTTAGTTGGTTAGACTCAATTCGCGTGTTATAATTTGCCATCAGCTGATTTTATACGGAGATGCTAAAGTGAGTCTTACCACAGTTCAAATTTGCGACTATTTAATCGACAGGCTAGAGCCATTTGCTCACACCACTGCTGAATTATCTTTTCTACTTCATAAGTATGATTTTGATTCTGCGGTTAATCGTTCAAGTGCGTTAAAAGATATTTCACTCATCAAAAATTTTGTGACTGATAATTTATCCAAAACATTTCTCTCAAAGAGGCCAATTGTTCTGGATGCCAATAAGGCGCTGGCTGCTTTGCGCAAAATTAAAAGTTCGCCACCAGAAAATGTTAAACTGGACACAGCACCTACTTCAAGCAAAAACGATGTTTCACAATCAGAACAAACTGGTGCTACTGAGTTATGCATTGACTCGCTCAACGCAGCAAATGATCCAAATTTAAAAACATATGTAAAAACATCATCTTTCGCAGATGTACAAAGACAGCTTAAAGTTAAGAATCCCGTCAACGTGTACGTGTACGGCGAAACTGGATTGGGTAAAACCACCTCAATCTTGTCTGCAGCCAAGCAGGCTGGGCGGGTCGTGATCAGAGTCCCAATTTCATATTTCACTGAGGTCGATGACCTGTTCGGTGGACTACGGCTCGTAAATGGGACGATGGTTTATAACAAAGGCCCGGCGGTCTTAGCAATGGAGCTAGGTGCAATCCTGCTGCTTGACGAGCTCGACAGGATCAACCCGCAGGTGGCAACTGAGCTATTTCCAGTGCTAGAACATCGCGGCTACCTGATCAAGAAATTGAATAAGATGGTTTACCCAACGACTGGGTTCTGTGTCTTTGCAACAGGAAATTCTCGTGGCAAAGGCGACCTAACTGGAAAATACAACACGCAGCTGCTCGACAGTGCTTTGCTCGACAGATTTGAAATTGCCATCTCGTTTGATCCGCCAACCGAAGCTGAGCTGGTTAACATTATTCAGAATTCTGGCTATGAGCTTGCGCCAACTATGGTTGAATGTCTAGCAGCTTGGCACAAGCAGATTCAAACGTCGTATGAAGCTGGAGCAGTCACAGATGTTATTTCGACTCGGAAGGTGTTGACGGTAGCAAAGACATTCGCCAACAACAATGTCAAGGAAGCAGCCAGCAGCAAGGCCTACAACGCGCTGCGAGACAGCCTGTCAATTCTAGATGATGAACTCAGTGAGGCGTTTATTCAACTCTGGAAAATGATGGCTAAATCTCCAACAAGTGGTGAAGAACAATGTCAGCCTGGTGCTAGTGCTGGTATGGAGATTGACCCATTTTAACTGCTTTTAACGGCGATCAATTTTAGAAATTCACATGTAAGAATATTTTGGAACAATAAACACACAACAAGGGAGATTGCCTAATGTTTGATTTTAACTTTCCAATGGTAAAGTTTGTCAATAAACAAAGTCTAAGCGGGGCGGTAGTTGTTCCTTATCAGATTAAAGATGATTCAGTTATTTTGGATAGCCATAAAAAATGGCATTCGCTGCTGCCTAAAAAAGTTGGCGGCACATTCATGAGTATGGTTAAAGGAGAATTTACGGTTTTTGTCTGTGTTGATGCGGGTGATGTTGAAACATCAATTATCGGCGCAATCATGGCTATGCCAGAATCCGTGTTGGAAGTTACAGTTAACTTGGGTGCTTACAAGTTTAATGACAAAACGCTTGTTAGCCGAACTCTTTTAAACCTGCAAGTTGATTGGAATCTTAAGAAGAAAGAAGAATCACCGGCGCGCAAGACAATTGAATTTGTAGTTAATAAGCCAAAAAAGTTTAGTACCAAGCGCGGGCAGGCCTTAGCTGAAGCTCGCGCATTCGTTAGACAACTAGTTAATATGCCACCAAACTATTTGACACCATCAAAATTTGCAGAATTGGTGCAAGAATATATTCAGGAAAATAATCTGAAAATCAAATGTGAAGTGTTTGGCGTTGATTATATTCTTGAGCAAAAAATGGGATCATTTTACGGGGTGGCCAAGGGCAGTGTTGAAGAACCTAAACTTATCGTCTTACGCTATGGCCCAAAAGTAGATAACCCAATCGTGATGGTTGGTAAGGGATTGACGTTTGACAGTGGTGGGATTAGCATCAAGCCAAGTGGTGGCATGCATGAAATGAAATCTGACATGGCTGGAGCAGCAACTGCTTTATGTTCAGTGATTTATGCGGCTAAGGCAGGACTGCCAATTAGCATGGTTGCAATTGCTGCTTGCTGTGAAAATATGCCAAGCGGGGGCAGCGTCAAGCCAGGCGACGTATTAACCGCGATGGACGGCACCACAATTGAAGTTATTGACACCGATGCTGAAGGTCGCTTGGTGTTGGCTGACGCATTAACATACTCAAAACGATTCAACGGAAAATACACAATTGACCTGGCCACTCTTACTGGAGCCTGCATTACCGCATTAGGTTATACCCATACTGGCGTGTTCTCTAAAGATGATGAACTCGTGACAAAGTTGCTCGCTGCCAGCAAGGCCACAAAAGATTGGGCTTGGCAACTACCGCTTGAAGAATGCCATAAGGATTTTCTAAAAAGCAATGTTGCCGATGTTTGTAATTTGGCCCCAGGTAGAGGTGCAGGTGCTACGCAAGGAGCAGTGTTTTTGCAAAAGTTTGCACCAGAAACTGGTTGGTGCCATTTGGATATTGCCGGAACAAGCTGGTCAGGATCGAGCTCCACTGGCAGGCCTTTGCCCATGATCAGTGAATTTCTTGATAAATTATGTTGACACAGTTGTTTACAATTTGCTAATCTAATGTTATAATCCTTGTTATACTATATTTTGGAGAAGTTTCATGACTGACTATAGCGATCTGATAAAGCAAGCCCAAGTTAGGCCATGGTTTGCTGACCCTGGCGTGGTTTCTGATGCTACAGTGCGCGCGGTCATTGAAATAATCGTGCAGGAATGCATCGATGTTGCAGCCCGAAATGGCGACAATGTTGATTACCTAAAAGCACATTTTGATATAGAATGATAGGAATTAAAATGAAACTAGTTTATGAATACTCGTATGGTGAAGAATCATATGGGCTCGTTTACGAAAATGAAGATGGCCTATATGCGGTTTATGAAATTCTTCAGTATGGTGGAGAAGAGAGGTTCTGCAAAACATGTGCTTCATTAGAAGATGCAATTACGCTTGCTAAATCTTTTACTTAAGGGATCAACATGAAAAAACAATACATGGTTCATTATGGAAATGTTCCTTATAGTCGCCAAGCATTTTTAAATTATTCTGATGCATGTGTATTCATCAAGCAACAATTGGACAATGGTATTCCAGTTCGGTCAATTTCAAAGGAATATCAAGATGTCCAGCAAGAAGATTCACGTGAGCAGCTTGTAAAATCTGTAGACATTCTTGAAGATAGGTGAAGCATGAATTCACAGCTTGTTATGGAATTAGCTAAGGAAGCCGGATTAAACCCGTATAATTATATGGGCGGAAATTTAGAGTTAATTGAAAAATTAACCGAACTGGTAGTTCGCCAATGTATTAGCATTGCTGATAAACATGGAGAATATGAAGTGATGGATTCCATGTTTGAACATTTTGGAATCAACGATAGGAGTTAAAAATGCAAAAGAATGGCACCGAATATGTCTTGTTGAGAGGTCCAAGGACCGATGAAAATGGGAATGGTATTGCTGTACAAGTTTCTATGGTGAAAGTCACTCCTGAAACTGATTTATCTAATCACTCATTTTTGCGAAGCTTTGGCACATATGAAGAATGGGTCCCTACTAGTGAATTGCAATTATATAAAATGGCAATGGGCATAAAATGAGTGATGAAGATCTTATCCGCACATTAAAGATCGCAAAAGAAAGCGTTGGGGATAATATTGCGCTTTCAATGTTATTGCTTATGGCCGCTGAAAGAATTGAAGAATTAAGTCAGGAATTAAAAAATGAACGACAGAATTGAACAGCTCGTTCAGCAAAAACCACTTATTTGGAATTTTTACACAGCTGGGGAAGCGCAACGCGCTGAAGTCCAAGAATTTGTGCAATTAATCGTTCAGCATTGTGTAGATATCGCCTATCGTGAAGGTGATGATATTGATTACGTAATATATTACTTAAAAAGTTATTTTGGAGTTGAATAATGGGTTGGCGATTCGAAGTAAACGTGTGGAATCATTCCGATGATGGCTATCATTGGTTGCAAGTCTATTGTGGTGAGAGTATGATTAAAGCCATGTACAAGATGTGGCGGGCAAAACGACAAGGTTATGGTTGTATCAAACTGGAATGGAGACCATGATGAATCAGGAAATTAAACAACTTGCAACTGAAGCCAGATTGCTGACTGGTTGGCCAAATAGTCATGGTGACTTTCAAAAATTCGCAGAGCTGATTATTATGAAGTGTATTGGGCTTGCCGAAGAAGCTAAAGAAACACGTTGGGCTGTGGCGCCAAGCCAAGAGCAAGTTGTTAAAAATGTAGTGAACAATATAAAAGATCATTTCAAATTATGACAAAAGCGCCAGAAGATGCAACACATTTTGCCGAGTTTTACGGCAATACGTTATTTTATAAACTCTCAACAGATTTGTATTATAATAAAGCAGTTGATCACCCAGAAGAATGTTGGCAAAAACGTGATAGTTGGCAACTTTGGGAAAAAGGTAAATGGGCATCAGTTGGTGCTGGTTGGTCAGATCGAAAAGTCAAAAATATTGTTGAATTTGCAAATAATGGTGGAGCTATATTATGATCACAATGAAAGATTTCATGGAAGCTATCGGCTATAAAATCACAGAAGCCGGCCCATATCAATGGGCATGTTATGGTGGAAATGCGCATTATCTTGACTATTGGAATAATGAGCAAGACGGCCATTCAGCGTGTGTCGTATTTGACACTGTCACGCAAGAAATTTATGAAGCGGCAATACATGATTATAAAGAAGAAAGAGCATACCGGCTAATCAATCCAGCATACTTAACTGCTCATCAAGCTGAAGCTGAACACCATGCTGTTAATATGCATGAAGCATGGGATGGCGTTGACTACATTGAGCTGGAAGTAGAAGAGGATTTTTTAGAAAAGACTCGGGCCATTATTTCTGGTGAAAAATATGATACTCGGGTTAAACTTCCGCTTGAATTAGAAGATGATGAAATTTTTAAACTTATGACGTTGGCACATGAGAGCGATATGACTCTGAATCAGTACGTTGAAAAAATTCTTCAAGAAGAAGTAGATAGAATTAAAAATAAGACCAACAAACAAGTTGATTGATTGCGGATTTTTGATAATCAAATAACTGTTTTGAAATCTTTTTAGGGTGACATGTATGCGTTTGTATATTGCAGTTCTTGACGAGTTCCCAGATTATATGACACCGACGCTGGTGGCGCATACTATGTTAGGTGCCCATCTAGCATTTGAGCACATTGAAATTTATCAACGCTGGCTGACAGAATCTTTTCGTAAATGTGTAGTGCGAGTAAATCAAAAAGAATTTGATAAAATTGCAGCATTACCTAATGTTTATCTTGGACATGAAAATAAAACATTAGATGCCAAAAAGAGTTGCGCAGTAATCTGCCCAATTGAGGGCGAACAACCTAATGTATTAAAATACGCCAAACTTTGGAAGCCAAAATATGTTGAATGATGAGCTGCAAGAAGCATTCAACTTTGCGATTGCGGAAGAGCTAATTAGAGAATTGGATCCTAATGTTTCGACCGAGCGTATTGAACAAATTTACGCCATATGTAAGGGCAATCCGTGGGATGCTGCAATTTTAAATAAATTGCTAGATCTAAAAGGGAATATTGAATGAAGAAGCAAGAACTCCAGGAGATGTATGAAGCTGCGCTGCTGAACGCAGGACAAGAGTATGGCTTCTCAACAACCAACTTGCAGGTGGCAGAAAAATTTGCAGAATTGATTGTTGAGAAATGTATTGATATTGTCGGTGCTGGCGGTGAGTTTGTTAGTCGACCTAAATTGATTGAACAGATTGAAAGATATTTTGGCGTTGAAGAATAAAACTAGTTTACAACCTCAGCACAAGTTGATATAATCATCCTATCGTAAGAAATTCTGTAGGAGTTGATATCATGAGCATGAACGTCTTCATCGTGGCAGAACGCGAGATTGCATTCATCAAGAAAGATGGTAGCCGTGGTAATGAGATTCAGCGCCGCAAGTTCGATGCCTGGCAAACTCCAACCGAAACAACTGAGCGCATTCTTGCAGCAGCCTGCCCTGCGCAGGCGTACATCGAGTGGATTCAAGATCGACGCGTAGAGCGTGTTGAACCAGTTTTTGCGGGTGATGATATCTTCGGTGAAGGTGAACCTGTAGGATTTGAAACCGTATGTGAAGCGGATGAACATATCGCCAAGCTCAACGATTGGATGGAGGCTCTGGAAGAGGCTGGTTTCCAGATCAAATTTGAGATGATCTAAATTTTTGAAAGTATTGTACAAATTAGCATGCTGTTGATATAATCATCCTATCGTAAGACATGCTGCAGGTGATATCATGGAACGCTACAAACAAATTCTCCGAATCCAACGTTGCATTGTTGGCGAGTGCGAGCATGAAGTTACTGTTCGTTGCATCAACGGCGTTTATCATGTTCGCGTGTTTCTGAATGGTGTTCTGAATCAAGAAGCCACTTGCGAAAATAAACTTGATATTGGTTATACCGCTCGCAGCTTGCTTCGCTGGGAAGACAAATGCGGCAACATCTCAGAATATGCCAGGTCTGCCAGGGCCCGTCTCAACGGGAAAGTTTTACTTGCGTTGAGTGATGATAAATGACAAGATTCCTGAGATAACTGGATGCTGAAGTTAGTACTGAATCACTTCAGTAATTTCTAAAATCTCAGGATTAAAACAGATGAAATGTTTAACTCCAGTCCTTTGCAGAACAAAACCATCATAGTTGAGATTTTTGCTTAAAATATCTAACCATGCCTTTGGGCTTTCTAGGTAAAAGTCGTACCATACTTGTTCAAGCATTTCACGAAAGTTATTAGGACCCCACCTATCGTAGATCGCGCTTGATGCTTTAGAAGCAGCAGTTACTGGATTCTCATCCCAGCCCAGGAGCGCCTCTTCTTTATCTGGAGATAGCTCGATTAGCTTTTTAATTGTTGCTGTTGTGAAAGATTTTTTCTCTGGAACCAGTCGTGGTGCTCTAACTGTTTTCACGGCGTGAATAAATTTGCCATAATGCAGCGCATCCTCGATTGAGCTTGTCAGATAAATCCCAGGACCTTCTTGATCTGTCGCACCAGGTTTACCAACACTATCAAGATTGAACTGTTGTATTTCCGCTGATGAACCATGGTACCATGTTTCACTGCTTTCGAATAATTCACATAACAACATTTTTATGCTTATGCCCCAATCAATTCAGAAGTTGATCTATTTATTAAAGCAGGCGGGCTGAATGGTAGAACAAGGCTAGTTTCATGACTTGAAATGTCTGTCATTAATTAATTGTAATAAGTTGTATACAATATGCCACGTTTGTATTACAATAGCCTTGTTGAATAATTGTCTGAAGATGTCAGTTGCACGTGAATGGTATGCATGGCGTCTTAAGGACCTATTCAAGATCAACCCAGCACTTGTGCTAACTAGGAGTTATCTATGCTGAGTAAGTGGACCGAAATTTTGCCATTGTTTATCGTTCGAATCCTGGCAAAACGCTATTGCGAACGTGTTCCTTACTTGTATGAAGGTCGGGTTGAACGAACTTGTGCAACGGCCAGGCCGGATGTCTTGATCAAGCTGTGAAGTGTTTATTAGTGTTGGATGCTAAAGTGGAAGAACATTTTGGAGTTCATGAATGAACGAACGCGTTTAAAAACTTGAAACAGAGAACTGTCTCAAACAGAAACGAATGAGGTAAGCATGAAGATCAAAGTAAGTGAAGCAACCTCCATCCAGATCAACTGGTTGGTGGCAACGTGTGAAGGGTTCACAGACTACGACCCGCGCACTGAGAAGATGCTGCCACCCCGCAAAGGCGGGTACGGCTTGATTGGTCTATGCGATTTCAACTACACCACCGACTGGTCTCAAGGTGGACCGATCATTGAGCGTGAGTTCATGGAGCTTGGTTCGGATCCTGGATACGTATTAAACAGCAAGTGGTGGGCAATTCAATACAAAGGGCCAGGTTACGAATATTGGGGTCCGACGCCACTGATTGCCGCCATGCGCTGCTATGTGGCATCAAAGTTGGGTGATGAAGTAGATGTACCGGAGGGACTGGAATGAAAATCAAAACATTTGAACTTACAGGCGCAGCCATTGCCAAAGTGGAGGGGCAGACAAATGACCACACTACATAAAGCTGCTCAACAGGCTCTTGACTTCTGTGAGTTTCTTTGGCGAGAGGTGGTGCTGAATGACTATGCCGAACAACTCCGGCATGAGACAGAAATGCACCTTGCTGCAGCGCTGGCTAAGCAGGAGCAGGAGCAGGAGCAGGAGCAGGAGCAGGAGCAGGCAGCTTGGGCGGAGCACGACCTAGACGCCATGGTAGAGGCTTTCTCGCGAGTAATTGAGGCGCATCACTCAAGCAAACACCCATTTCATGACCCAATCAACATGGATGCGCAGATGGCGCTTCGCATTTTGCGCGGCTTCATCCCGGCAATGAAGGCATACACCGCCTCAGGCCACCACGAGTTGGAGCCGGTAGCCTGGATGGATATCGACGAAGAAGGCAACAGATTAAGCGTGCGGCAGTGGAGCGATGGTAACCCCCAAGAGGTGCCTTTGTACACCGCACTGCCCAGCGCAAGCCGCTAACAGATGAGGAGATTACAGCGATGTTCCATAGCAATAGCGACCAATAGCGGCGGGTAGATCAAAATGAATGAAAGAAATTGGACTGTGCGAGTTTGGAATGGTTATTCCAGCAATAACTTTCAACGATATGGCACCTACGAACAGGTTAGAAATAGTCTTGCTGGGCTTCCGCCGTCATATATTTGGAGCATCGAATGAACAAACGAATTAGAGAACTTGCTAACTGTGCAGGTGAATACACTGACTATGATACTGGTCTACTGACTGACGAATTTATCCTAAAATTCACTGAGTTGATTGTTGGCGAATGTGCTGAATTTGCCAGACAATATAATTTGGAAAAAGCCGATAGGAGTTATATGATTCATCAAGCCATGAAGGATTATCTTGGAGTTGAAGAATGAACGAATTAATTAAAGAACTTGCAGAACAGGCTGGTATGACTGATGACAAGTTTGGCATGTTTTTTGCTAAAGACAAACACAACGAGGATGGCGTTGACTTGGAAAAGTTTGCCGAATTGATCGTTCAGCGATGCGCTGATATCGTTTATCGTTGCTCAGCCGGTGAGTGCTACAGTGGATATGAGTTTAAATTTGCTGGTGATAAGATTAAAAAACATTTTGGAGTTGAAAAATGAATGAACGAATTAGAAAAATTGCAGAACAGGCCTGGGATGATCCTATGGTGAGCCCAGAATTTGGAAATCCCGTGCCTTTTGCTGAACGGATTGCTGATTTGCTGATTGTTGAAATATACAATCAGGTCAGACAAGAATTAATTGATGACGAGGTGATTGAAGCACAACAAGATCCTGTTAACAAGGCATATCTTAAAGGTTGTAATGGTGGCATAGTAGATGCGCTATATCATATTAAAAACTTTGGTCTTAAAGATAGCGAAGAATGAGAAAATTGCTCGTTAGATGTTGCACGAATAACATGGTTTTTGAGATAGACCATGATACGTTAGACGCAAAAACGTGCGGCAGCTATGATCCATATTGTTATAAAGACCCAAAATCAGATGTTGATTACATTGAATTCACAGATTGGGTAAAAATGCGCAATGAACAGTGGGACAGGCAGGAATGGGACTATTACACAAAAGGGCGGGCCGGACCTTGGCCAGGTCCTAGACCGTATTAAGCTCAGTTAGAAACAACCAAAAATATCATTATTTAACGAAGGCGAAATAATGTTAAAATTTAATTTAACAATTACGAATCCATTTTCAAATAAGTATGACTTCAAACAGCGTGATTATAACGGGTCACTGCCGGTATCACACAAACATTGGGAATTAGTTCTATTCAAAGACACTGAAATTGTATCTATGATTGAAGTAGAAGCCGCAATCAAGGGCAATCATGCCCCACGGCTTTCGGTGTGGCTGGCCTTAGCAGGTTATGGCTTCTCTTTTACAATCTATGATGATCGGCACGACGACAGTGATTCATTGGGCGTAGGGGCGTAACGCCTCGCAACACGTGTGATTTTACCACATTCGAAACAATAGGCAGTGTACAAGAATTAGTTTCTGATATACAATCATGATATGTTAAGTCATGTAACTTGATTATGGAGACTGCCCATGATTGAAAATAGAATTATTGACGATAAAATCTCTTTAAGGGATTTGCTTGCGCAAGCAGTCGCGCTTGGCGTAAAAGCAGGGCGTGGCCAGATTGAATACGTTGGTGCGTGGTGCGTGGCCGATAATATCTTGAATGAAACAGAAGAAGTTATTGAGCACCGAAATTCAATATTAGGAATTAGGAACAGTGTGGCACAATTGTCTGCGGCCGTTATTGATAAAGGAGAATGAAGTTGAAGACAGAAAATGCCAATGGCCGGTGGTGCAGCCTTGTGTATGCTGGTGATGGAAAATTCAAAGTTAGGGTGTATGATGAAGTGAAGCTTTCAATGTGTAAAGAGTATGACATTGAGCTTTATGCTCTCATGTTCCAAATATGCGATGACGATGCATATCTCTATGAGGATGGAGATAAACGCTGGATTGATTACAGCCCCGACACACTAGGAATTAAACTGCCATGAATGATTTGATCTTGAAGCTTGCGTGTGAAGCAGGTCTTGATTATCATCTTTACCTCAATGAACCAGATTCGAAAGACGTAGAAGCAGTTAATGAATTTTGCAGATTAGTAGTAAAGCAGTGTGTTGAACAAATGATGTTGGAGTGTGAAGATTTTGAAAATGGCAACGTCTTTGGCGGTAAAGGCGGTGAAGAACTTTGGCTCTCCGTAACAAGGGAATATGGCAAAGAAAAACAAAGAGGATTCGACCCAGTCGGAATCGCAGTTCATCTTTCAAAAATGATCAACAAAAATTTGGCTTGGACACATAGCTCAACGTGTGTGATATAATTTCGTATAACTTTTATCAGTAACCAAATGCAAATTCTCAAGTCCTACAAATATCGAAACAGACATCTAAAAGGCAGTGAAAAGGGTAGAAGCCTAATCCTTAAAGAAATAAAATGATCCTATCAGAATTACAAACAAACGAACTCCTCGCAAAATTACTCGCGGCAGAAAATATCTACGTCAGATTCAATTCTGACATATCAGGGCTCGCGGCCTTTGATTTAAAATCAAGAGTTCTTCACATCTCAAAGCTGAATGACGACATGCAGCAGTACACGCCTGCGCTGTTGGTTCATGAGGTAGGTCACGCGTTGTACACCAACCTACCTGAAGACACCAAGCCCGAAGAGATTTTTGGTGGCTGTAACTTCTTGCAGAATGTCTGGAACGCGATCGAAGATGGCTACGTCGACCGTAAAACTGGAAAAAAATATCCAGGGATCAAGCAAAATAGAACTGAGCTCTTCGTGGAAGTATTCGAAAAGGAGCCCAAGGAAGAACAAAACGAATGCAAGGTAATTGAGCTGCTAAATCTGCTGACAGCAAACTGCAAGGGTTTTCCGATCGGAAAATTTTTTGACTGGCCGACGTATTTAAAGCCTGAACACGTTGAGCTGTTCAATCGGGCCATCTTCATTAACGAACCAGAGCTCGTAGCTAGGATTTCATTTTCTGGGCTGGTGAAAGACGCCATCGCAGAATACGGGGAGTCTGATGCTGAACAAGACCCAAATGGTGATATTATGTTCAGCGATGGCGAGGCTGACGGAGCAGGTGAAGGTGGCGCGGGTGGCAGCAGTCTGCAGAAGTTATCAAATGCCCAGCTTGACGAACTTCTAGAAAAACATAAAAAACATGTCTTTAACGACGATAACATTGCGGACAAGTTAAAAGATAAGAATACGCAGCCTGATGAAAAAATGACAGGGCAATTTTGGATAGAAGACGATATTGGCAACTTGAAAATTGGCACGCATAAAGAAATAACCGAGCTGGCGGAAATTTATGATGTGCTCGACTTCAGGAATGAAGCTCCGGAGAACTATGCAAGCTATGGATATCCAAAATTATTAGATACTCATCCGATATTTCAAGAGCTAAAAAAGAATTTTAACACTGTAAATCGAAGCGCAAAAGCCGCCGGCCAGAAATTTTTTTCAGCGTTCATTAAACAGGTTCACGCCAGAAATTACAGCATGACGAGTTTTCGTAAAACTGGCACGCTCGATCCAACCCGGGCGAGCCTATTTCAAATTCAAGATGACATCTTTAGGAATAAGTGCATTCAGCAGAACCAACAAAATCACGCGTATGTTGTTATGTTAGACTGGAGTGGCTCAATGCGTAAAAGCCTTGCAGCTCTTGTTCACCGCGCGCTCGAGCTAGTTCACTTCGCAAATCTGGCGGATGTTGAACTCGAAATCTGGCTATACACGGACACTGGAGCCAGACAAGCTTCATTTACGAACAAGCTGCGAAAAATGCCACCAGAACAACAGCAGCGTTATTCAGGTTTACTTTTTAGACAGCCTAAATTTATTAAAGTTCTAAATACGAAAAAACAGAAACATGAATTAAATGACAGGTTATTAAACCTTTACATTTCGTCGCATTTAGCAATTTCGAACGTGTTTGGTTCGTTACATGCCTCGTATGGCGGCGGAAGATATTCCTGGAAAACCCTGCTGAGTACTGATTATATTAGCCTTCTTAACACGATCAGCCTAAATAGAAACAAGATCCGAAACAATTTCCAGAATACACGCAAACATTTCGAAAAATTAATTCAGGACTTTCCTGAAGATGAACTTAAGAAAATGTTTGTTAATATTGTCAAGCTCACAAGCATGAGCGGCACCACCATCTTCGAAGCACTAAGCTTAGCTGAAAATATATTGCAGCATAATACGGCCCAGATTAAAAACATAATTCTGCTTTCGGATGGCTCGGATTCCAATTTTGCGGGGGTAATAGGCAACTATACTTTTTTGAACCCTAGATCTGTAGAAAAAACGCCCTTGTTTAGTATTACCCCATCTTTGCCCAGATCTTTAATCTCAGATCTTATCGCCGGGAAAATTAATATTTCTTATGACAATAGGCAGTTGTCACAAGCGGAAATAGTGGTGATAACTGATAAAATGTCTCCTGCGGGCTTTATCAAAAAAATTGCTTTAAGGCTGATTAAGAAAAAATTAATCAGAAATGAAATCAATTTTAATGTGATTGGCTGGAACATGTTAGAAGGACAAGAATTGGACATCAAGGAGGTCTTTGGAAAGGAGGCCTTAAATATCAGTAGTGATTCAGCTAAGTGTGTACTTCACCGATATGTGCAGATGGATAATCCGTTCATTGTACGAATATCTAAGGCGCTGCTCGGGCAAAGCCAATAAGTTGATTTTAAAATAGCACATTTTACATCTTTATTATTACCGAAGGTGATATAATAAACCTGATAATTTATTTGATTGGAAAATTAAGTTGAATGATTTTTCATCTTTTGAACAGCTGATTCGGGCCAGGGCCTTTTTAGGCAGACCAAGCGCCACCGGATTTGAGCGAACAAAATGTCCAGTCTGTCATGACTACAAGGATCGTGGCGGCTTTAAATTTGAAGCTGGAAAAATTGGTTATTCTTGCTTTAACTGCCAATTTAAAGTTATCCATGATGAAACCTCAAACAAGGTCTCAGCAAACTTCAGGAAGCTGCTGAAGGCATTTGGCAGTTCAGATGAAGATATAAATTCAGTGACCGCGGCAAAATTCCTAACCAAGGAAGAAACAGAGATAACGCTAAAGTCATTGACCAAGAAAAAACAGAGTGTCTTCCTGAGGGAGATTGAGCTACCAGCAGAAGCCAAGAAACTAAACCTCACGCAGCCTTTTGATGATCTTGAGCACCTAGCAGTCGAGTACTTGCAGCAGCGCCGAGCTCTCAGGCCAGACTTGTCTTTTTACGTTGTCAAAGAAGGAAAGCTCGCACGAAGGTTGTTGATTCCATGTTATTATCGTGACAAATTAATTTTTTGGACTGCGCGAGCACTTGACAGCTTCGAAAAACTCAGGTACATTTCTTGTTCTGCACCGAGTTCAGCTGTCATGTTCGGGATGGATGAGCTCTATAGAAATACCTCGCTGCCGCTACTGGTGTTCGAGGGTATTTTTGATGCGATCCCGTTTAATGGAATTGCTCTGCTTGGCAGTAAGCTCAGTGAAAGTAAATTAGAACTTTTAAAAAACGCTAAACGCCGCTTAATTTTTGTGGTTGATCGAGATAAAACTGGTACCCTGCTCGGTGAAGCGGCGATCAATGCTGGATTTGAAGTATCATTCATCCCATCAGGGTTCAGAGACGCTAATGAAGCGTTAGTAAAAACTGGAGCGCCTTGGGTTGTATATAATATAATGAAAAGTATTCCACCATCTACCACCGAAGCACTGCTACGACTAAAATTAAATCTACTCTCTCCAAATGGAACCAAATAAACAACATCACTTAGTTAGCTGTTTGGCTAGCAACCCAGAGCTGTTTGCAATCTGTCACTCAATCATAAAGCCAGATTACTTTGACGCGTCAGTGAGAAAAGCCGTCAGGTTCATGCAAGAATTTTTCACAAAACACAAAGGTTTGCCTTCGCTACAAGCAATCAAGGCCGAGACATCAGTTGAACTTGAAGGCTTACAAGTTCACAAGGCTGAACTTGATTATGTCGCGGCTGAAGTTGAAACGCTGTGTAGAAATCAAGCCATCACGTCAGCGATCATTAAATCGGTTGAGCTGCTTGAAAAGCAAGATACTGGCGCGATTGAGAAGCTGATAAAAGAAGCCGTGGCTCTTGGCCTTACAAAAGATCTTGGCGTTGATTACTTTGCCGATCCTGAAAAGCGGATGGCCGAGGCCGAGTCGGCGTTCAAACCAATGTCTACTGGCCTACCAGAGCTTGATGCTGTTATCAACGGCGGGCTAATGAGGCAAGAGATCATTCTGTTCATGGCAAACTCTGGTGTCGGTAAGTCGATATTTCTCGCCAACATCGGCGCTTACCTGGTCGCCCAAGGTTTGAACGTGGTTTATATCACGCTTGAGCTTGCTGATAAAATTGTCGCAAAAAGATTTGACTCGATGATCACTGGTATCGAGCAGTTTAAGCTGCAGACAAATAAGCAGATGGTGATTGCCGAAATTGAAAAGCGGCGTGAAAGTTATGGCAAGCTACAGATCAAAAGAATGCCTGAAAGCGTAACTTCCGCAAATCAGATTCGTGCCTACGTAAAACAGCTGCAGCTTGAAGCCGGCTGGGATCCTGATGTTATCATTATAGATTATCTTGACATCATGGCCACCAATAATAAGGTTGCGGCAGATAATCTCTTCATCAAGGATAAGTACCTAACTGAAGAAGCTCGAGCCCTTGGCGCAGAATTCAACTGCGCAGTGTTATCAGCTTCGCAGATGGGCAGGGCGGCTCTTGACGCTGAAGAAATTAATCAAGGTCACATCCAAGGCGGCATCTCAAAGGTTAATACCGCAGACTTTTTGCTGGCAATCATTCAAGATAATCTGATGAGAGATGCTGGCGAATATGTGATTCAAGTTGCAAAAGCGCGAAATGCGCCAACTGTCGGCAAAACAATAACTCTTGGTTGGGACGCAAAAACCTTAAGAGTTACTTCTCTGTTAAATGGAGTATCTAAAAAATTATCGCCTGAACAGGCTAGAGAAGAAAAAATCAAATCAACAAAAAGTTTATTAGATCTAATGAAGAATTAGATAAAAGATGATAAATATATCTCATAATCAATATGTTTATATCATAAAATATAGGAGAAATAAAATATGAGCCAAGTTCCAAAAGTCACAATTGATGGTGTAGAATACGAAGTTGAGAAACTCTCACCAGCTGCGAGAAGCTTAATTTCATTTTATCAAACATGGAGTGGAGAACTTGCTACGGCGAGATTAGAAGTTGCAAAATTGGAAGCTGCACTTCGTCAATTATCGTCAGAAATTATTGCCGTGGTTAAATCAGACAATGAGCCAAAAGCCGAATAAATTGATTTAACAATATTACTCTTATCATGAAAACCGCCCAAAAGGCGGTTTTTGTTTTGATGCAGGCGTAATTTGGATAATAGTTTGTAAATATTTTTCTTAAATATTATTTCGTGTTTGTGCAGAAAATATAAATAAGTTACTACAAGCAGGATATTTTCCTAGGAATTTTGGAGATCTAGAATGGCAATTTCATTCAACGAGTATCTTATTAAAGATGCTCTATATTTTAATTTAACATTCAAACACCAACGAGATAGAAACAACGCAGATGGCAGAGATAATGTTGCTCCATTCGGTACGTCAAAAACTATATATCTTTTTGATAGTTCTATTAGGCCGTATCCAGCAAATCCAATCGACAGCACGTACTATACTGGCAGTCAACCGCATCCTTCTTTATCAAATTTTATCTTTGAGCAAGATCTTAATTCTAATATAACCATCGATGATGGCGGAACAAAAGGCAATGCCACAGATGATAAAATTTATTTTAACACTGTGCTTTACTCGGCAGTCGCATCTGGAAAAATAGATTGGTTCGCAATAAGATCTAATCCGCGGTCTAGTACTGAAGAGGGCATAGTTACCATTTCAGATTCTGTTGGAATTCCTGGAACAAATAGTTTGTTAACAGTTTCAACGAGCACCGTTACGACAGGCCAAGCTATCATTTGCTGGTTTAATTTGTCCATCATATAAGAGAGAAAAATTATGGCAACAATAAAATTTTCTAAAGAAGCGGCTAAATTCATGGGTGCAGGTAAATCTTGGTTGGCCTATGGCGTACAAACTCATAACGGTTATGGTCTTTGGGATACCACTGCGTCATCTGCAATTTTTGGTGGGCCGGCTGGGACTAGCACAGTTCATAGTGTTTTAAACATTTACAAAGGGACAGTACCTACTGTCACCCAGTTCACAGATTTGGCAGACAGAGAAAGCGATCTTCTTTTGTCATTTCCAATGTACGGCCACAGCGATCATATTTTATATTTGGGTTTTATTGAAGAAACCGATTCTCACCGTTATATTTGCGGCCGTAATTTAAATTTTGTTGATGCATTAAGATCTGGCGAGGCAACGTGGTTTGCTGCAGTAAATTATGAAGAGCCAAGTCAAACTGTGAATCAATCAACACCTTCTGCCACGTGGACAATTTCACTTTCAGCCTTAACAGAAAATAAACTATTCAATGAACCAATAAATTTTGACGTTAAAAATGTTGTTCCATCAATTACTGGCACAGTATCAACTTTATTAAGCTCAACTGTTACAACTTCCACTGCAGTGTTTCAATTTAGCACGCCGTGTACTGGAACTGTAGTTTCCTCATTTACTGCTACATTCTTTGGTGGTGGTTTTGGCGGTCAAGCCACGGTTAGTCCACTCAAAGGTACTGTGCCTGCTGATTCATTTTTATATGGAACTTTCACAAATGCGGTAAATGCATATGACTACTCTGGAGCTGCTAGATTTTCCCATTATCGTCGTGGCGCAATGTTAGGCACAGTTGGTTTGTTGTATTCTACTGCTGATTTACAAATTTTAACAACGAGCATTGTTGCTGGACAGCGATATAATTGCGCAGGCATTTTCTTAAACTTCCCGCAGGTATGGACAATATAAGATATGCGTCCGGTCATTTTGATTTGGAGGCCCCCAAAGTCGGATAAACTGCTTTGGGGTGCAGAAAATTTCACGGCCACTAATTTTTTTCTAAATATCCCAACGGCATATGCCAAAAGTGAAGTATTCACCTTTTTAGATGCAGAGTATTACAATCAACTTCCAATTGATTTAGAAAAAAATGAAATAATAACATTCCTCTCAGAGGATTATCTAAAACCAATTTCTATAACTTTACAGAAATCTGAAATATTAACTTTAACAGACGAAGAATATCTTCGAGCTATACCTACAGGATTCGCTAAAGCCGAAATATCAACATTTATTGATGAAGAATATCTTCGAGCTATACCTACAGGATTCGCTAAAGCCGAAATATCAACATTTATTGATGAAGAATATGTTCGTCCTATTCCGGCAGCAATTACAAAAAATGAATCATTTTCCTTAATAGATGAAGAATATGTTCGTCCTATTCCATTCCTATTACAAAAAGAAGAAACTCACACATTCACATCCGAGAAATTCAAATCATCCATTTATAATTTTTATGTTTTTGAAAAAAATGAGCAAATTAATTTCTTAACGCTTGATGTTTTAGTTAAAACTCCAATTTCAGTTAACATAGAAAGTTCAAATGAATTTATAAGCTCAAATTATACTAGCACGATTTTTACGCAGTTTATAGCACAGAGTTCAAATGAGTTTGTTCCTTTTAATTCTACTGCATCTGTAATTTTCAATTTTTCAAAAGATCCAGTTGGTGACAGTTTTGTAACTGGTCAAATTGCAGATGTTCCTACAAACTTTTTTGCAGATAACACCGGTGCAATTAAAACATTTTTAAGCAATGATTCATTAACTCCGATTGCAATAGGATTTAATTCTGGCGGTCAAATATCAGATTCACTTTTTGTTCATCAGAATGATGAACAGATAATCCCAGCAGGATTTTTGATTCCGCCATTCCTTGTAGAAATACCACCATTAAATGGCCCAGAAACAAAATCTTCCTCATCACCAGATCTTTTATTTTATAAAAATTTAGTCCATCTTAAAATGGAAGGTGTTGTTGGTCAAAGAGCAGTGACTGACTTGACACATAAGGCAGTTACATCATCAAATATAATGCTAGTTAATTCAACTAGATTTATTAATGATCAAAACAATTTGCAGACAAAAGCCGCAAAGACAGAAGATGAAGGTTCATATATTGAAACTGAAATCTATGGTTCACAATTTGAAGATAAAAGTGCTAATACCGCCCTTACGGTATATGGTTCACCAACAATTTATGATTTTGGACCTTTTAGTCAGAATTTGGGCAATTCAGTTTATTTTAATGGATCCACCGATTACTTAGAGACGTCTTTAAATGCAATTAATGTCTCTACAATAGACACAATGACATACGAATTTTGGATATATCCGAAAATTATAGATTCTATATACCCCGATGCAATTTTCAGCAATTCAATCGGTGGTTCATATGATAGACATTATTGTCAAATCCCAACAGCAGGCAATTCAATCAATTATGTGGAAGAAACAGGATCCGGCATAAGCATAAATGTGCAATCATCAGCTGGTTCAATACAAAATAATACCTGGACACACGTGGCTATTGTTAGAAAAAACACGGCGCCATATGTTAAAATTTTTATAAATGGAACTCTCGCTGCCCAGACATCAACCGGAAGCTTAACAGCTGTTAGTAATAACAGATTCTTAATAGGTAGGCATGGTGGAGCAACGGCTACCGCCAATTTTTTTCGAGGACATATTTCAAACCTGAGGGTAGTAAAAGGTACAGAAGTTTACACAACAGATTTCGCTGTTCCTAAAAATAATTTATCAATTGTTGCTAACACTAGACTGCTAGTTTTACAGGATGATACTGAAAGCTTAGATTTATCTGATAAAGATTTTACTATAGAGGGTTGGTGGAGTCCGCTAAAATTATCAAGTGATGGTGCACTAATTGGTGTTTGGTCTAACACAACAGCAACATCAAGCTGGTTAGTTTCTCAAGGAATTGATTCCTCACAATTAGCATTTTCTCTGTCTGATGGTTCTAAAACTGTTCGTTTTGAAGGCATCAAAAATGATGATGAACATGACCCGTTTTCATCATTAGGTTGGTATCACTGGGCAGTGGTAAGACGTAATGACATGCTTCAGGGGTTTGTGAATGGTAAAAATATTAGTTCTTTTACTGGATTTTTTACTGGCACAATAAAGGCACCAGAACTTCCACTTAGAGTTGCAACAATTTCAGACGGGTCAAGGTCAAGCTATGGATATTTTGATGACATTAGAATAACCAAAGGCATTGCACGCTATTATGATGATTTCATTCCGCCAAGACAAACATCAACAGAACCCCCAATATTACCACTGCATTTGTTGCATTTTGATGATACCGCATCTACGCAATTTATTGATCAAATGCAGTCAAATTGGACATACTATAATGCTGGCTCTCCGGCAAGTTCAGCAACAATAACATCTTTGGCAGCTGCATTTGGATCAGGCGGGTTGTCTGTAGCTGGTGGATCTGGAATAAAAACCACACCAGCAAAAAATATCTTAGCCGGAGATTTTACAATTGAGGCTTGGATTAATCCACAGCTTTTTAATACTAGTTCAATTAATACTATTATTTCTCAGGATTTGGTAACAATTTCGGGATTCACTTTATATGTAAATGCCAACTCGGTGGTATTATCATATCACAATGATGGCAGTAGAACAACAACTACAAATTTTCTAACTGGTGCCTGGTACCACTTGGTTATCCAGAGAGAAAATACTAATCATTTAATTTTTATTAACGGCAAAAAGCATTTACCAGTTGGGTCCGGAAATAGATTTTCTACTGCGTCCTCAACACTTTATGTCGGCGCATATACTGCAAGTAGCGTGTCATTTAATGGTTACATTGATGAATTAAGAATATCCAATTTTGCTAAGTACACAGAAGACTTCAATCTACCAGCACTGGCGTTTACTGAAAATATCAATGATGAAAATATTGTCGCAAAGAATTTAGATCTATACTTTGATCCTTCTAATTCTTTCTCATTTGATAGAAACAATCCAGGAGTTTTATTAAATGTTAATAATGATGGAACAGAACTGTTAACTGGTGGTACGCAAAAATTAGATCACGCTTCTTCAAACGCGTTTTCATTATCATGTTCCGAATTAGACAGTACTGCAACAACAGCATTAATTGAAAATATTGATGGAGAATCAACTGGGGAATTTGCTATAGAGATGTGGTTAAAAGTCGCTGAGGGCGCCAACGCAACATACACGTATTCTTCAACCAATTTAGTACTACCCGCAACAATTTCAAGTTTAGCGCCTACCGCACAGCCTAATGTTTGGGACCATATTGTACTCTCACGAAGTGGTAGCATAATATCTGGTTATAAAAATTCAATTTTGTGGGGTACAGGAACTGATGCCTCAATGCTAAAAAATATCCAATTCGGTAATCGCGTAACAGGAACTTCAGTAGATATCGGCAATCTTAGAATGTATAACCGTGGTTTGTCTGATAATGAAATTGTCCAGAACTACAACGCACAAAGGGATCGATTTTATAAACCAGAGGTGTTGATAAAATTAGATTATGAAGAATCCCCAAATCTTTTTGATCGATCTGCTTACAATTATCAAACCAGTTTTGTTGGTTCAGCTACAGTTACCACGACTGATTTCAAATTTGGTTTGTCATGTTTAGACATGACTGATAGTTCTTCCGGTGCATTTTTCGCAAAGGGAGTCGTGAAGCCGCTGGAAATTGCAGATTTTACTTTTGAAACTTGGTTTAAACAAAGAGGGTTTGAGGGTACACAATCTCAATATCTGGTTTGTGCTTGTCCTGATCCAACAAGTGGTGCTGTTGATGCAAGCGATATCTCCATAAGCTTAGAGTCGGATGCAGGGTCTTGGAAGCCAAGATTTTCAGTTAGAAATAATGGCACATTAACAACAGTACTAAGCACCTCCTCAGTCTCTCTAAACACCTGGAACAATATCGCCATAACAAGAAGCGGTGGTACTCTGTATGCCTTCCTAAATGGAAACCCATTTGCTGTTGTTTCTGGAGTTACTACTAATTTTTATAATTCATCTTGGCATCTTGGTAATTTTTATAAGCAAGTTGGTAGTAATAGACTTGGGTTAATCGGACGTATGGATTCAACAAGATTGCTCAAAAATGTATGTCTATATACTGGAAATTACACAGTATCAGAAACAGATTTTGGTACATCTTTGAATTTATTGACTGTTGAAGGTGGACCAATAAATGAATTTCCGGTATTTGCGATTGGTCAAATAGGCGAGTCATTCTTTACTAGATTAATTTCTTCGTTTGATGTTTATCTAACTTCTCTGTCAACTTCTGGAATTAATTCTGTTGTTACCGCGTATTCACCTGACCAGAATTCTGCCGACAGCCTACCAATAAACATTAGCTCAATGCCGTCAACTGGGACTTTAAGTGTGTCAACTTTATATTCGCCGGAAGAAATTTCAGCAAATGAACTACCAATTTCTATGACGCCAGCAAATTGAATAAATAAAGAATCTATAAATTAAAGGATTAAATCAACAATGGCTCTTCTTTATCATCCAAATATCAAAAGGGTTTTTGCAGAAAGAGGTATCCGGCAGGGTTTGGGTGGCTCTATCACAGTATATTCTGGAGTACAACCAACTCCGCAAACTATACTCAACAGCTGGGCATCGTACAACCAGAGTGCGGCAAATTGTCTTTGGCACAGTAGCGGGATAGTCTGGAGTTTACAAAACAGTCTAACAGTATATGCCTCTACGCCTCCCACTGCGGCTATCCCGCTGCGAGCTGGCACTGCAGCTTGGTGTATTTTATGGAATTCGACGATTAGCACTGGTGCATCAAGTGGACAATTAGGTTCGGCCACAATCCCTTCTACACGTTTCATTATTGGAGATGTTACAACTACCGCAAATAGCGGTGTGATTCGTTTTTCTTCACTTAATTTCACAACTGCGTCAGCAATAACATTTGTCGATGCAGGAATAACTATAATTTGAGGTGAATAATGGGGACAATTTATCTAAGCCCTGATTTCGCAGCAGGCAATAACACTTCTGCAGCCAAAAGAATATTTGAAGTTGGCGATTCAGGATTTGTGTCAAATGGTGCTGTCACCCAACCGCTATTACCAGAAAGATATAAACCAGTGACATCGACGCCGTACCCAGCGGGCAGATTAATAGTTATGCAAGGTACGCCTCCAGCTGTTATTTCCACGGTCACCTCATTTTCTTCTTATACTTCAACAGTTTTATGTGCCTTTGAAGGCGCAGAATTCACTACTGCGTCTTCCGCATCATTTTATGCTTCCCCATCAGTTCTGACTAGTGCATATAAACCTGCTACGTCGTCGGGCACTGCTACCTGGTTTTTGCTTCTATCAACCATAATACCACCTAATAGCAATGTCGATTATTATAATTCTGCCCCACTATTTCACCAAATAGTTGGTAGCGTTGGTGTGGTTGGTTCAGGTGCAGATTTGGAAATCGCAAACGTAAATGTTACGACTGGACAATTATTGAGAATATACAATCTGAGATTTTCAATTCCGACGACATTTACATTTTAAATAATTTGGTCATAATCAATATTTGAACTGTGTATACGGCTATTTTGCGCAAGCTCGATGATTCTCCGCTAAATCCCACACGTATTAATAAATAAATCGTATATTTTATTTCTTAATATTATTGGGGGTTCACTTATGCTGCTCGACGGCCTAATCCTAGTAGAGGGTTCCACTGCAAGTAATTTGGTAATTGCCTCTGGTTCAAGTTTCCCAAGCAGTGCAGATCTTGGAGAACTTTTTTATAGATCAGATTTGTCTCAACTTAGCATCTACAATGGCTCAACTTGGACAAACGTTTCTTCAGTTGGTGGACTTGGAACAGTCACATCGCTAGGAATTTCATCTTCAGATTTAGCTGTTAGCGGCAGCCCAGTGACCTCAAGTGGTACAATTACGCTGTCACTTAACACAATCCCAATAAGCAAAGGCGGTACTGGTGCAACAACCACAGCAACCGCTATCAACAATCTTCTGCCTGCACAAACGGCAAACTCACAAAAATTCCTTAAAACTGATGGTACCAATGTCTCATGGGGCGTGGTAACAACAGCGACGGTGTACGTTGGAACATCTACTGGTGATGTGTCTGCCGTAGAAGGTAATGCATTCTACGCTGATGGCACTGGAGATTCCGCGGAAGGCTTGCACGTTTACAGCGGCGGCAATTGGATTCAAGTAACTGGCGCAGGTTCAATTCCATCTGGCTTATTCACAGCAGATGTTGAAGGTGATGTTACCGGAACCATAGTTGGTGGTGATACTGCAACATTGACTTTGGCTACTTCTGGTGTAGTAGCTGGCACATACACAAAAGTTACTGTTGATGAAAAGGGTCGTGTTACCACAGCTACTACATTAGATGCTGGTGATATCCCCTCATTAGCTGGAACCTACTTAACTGGGAATGAAACAATTTCTTTATCAGGCGATGCGACCGGTTCCGGTTCAACATCAATTTCATTAACCTTAGCTAATTCAGGTGTAGCGGCTGGCACATATGGCACTGCCTCAGCCGTACCAACTGTAACTGTTGATGCGAAAGGCCGTTTGACTAGCGCCACAGCCACAAATATTGCAATTGCGGCATCTCAAATAACTTCAGGGACGTTGAGTGATTCTATCGTTGCTTCTTCTAACGTTACACAACACCAAGCCTCATTGACAATAGCTGAAACACAAATAACTGATGGTGCCTTATTAGCTCGTGTTGGTTCATCTGAAACAATTTCTGGTACCTGGACATTCAATAGCCCAGTAACGGTTGGAACACCTGTTTCAGGCAGCCATGCCGCAACTAAGGATTATGTTGATAACACAATAACTGGCCTTGATATGAAGGCATCAGTTCGAGTTGCCACCACAGGCAATATCACATTATCTGGAACCCAAACAATTGATGGCGTTGCTGTAGTTGCTGGTAATCGCGTTTTAGTTAAAGATCAGACTGTAGCTGCCGACAATGGAATTTATGTCGTGGCTGCAGGTTCTTGGTCTAGAGCAAGCGATGCAGATAATACACCAGATGGAGAAGTTACTTCTGGCATGTACGCTTTCGTAGAAGAAGGCACCACAAATGCCGATTCTGGGTGGGTACTAAGCACAAATAACCCAATTTCACTCGGCATCACAACTTTAACATTTGTTCAATTCAACGGCTTAGGTCAAGTCACAGCTGGTGCAGGTTTAACAAAAACTGGAAACACCGTGAATGTTGTTTCTGCTTCAGCTGATAGAGTTATTGTTAATGCCGATAGCATTGATTTAGCTACAACTGGAACTGCCGGCACATATGCAAAAGTCACCACAGATGCATATGGTCGAGTGGTTTCTGGCGGCGCATTATCTGCTGGTGACATCCCATCACTTTCAAGTACATACCAACCGTTAGATGCCGATCTTACCGCAATTGCTGGTCTGGCTGGTACTTCTGGTCTTCTTAAGAAAACCGGCGTCGATTCTTGGTCGCTTGATACCAGCACGTATTTGACAGGAAATGAATCAATTTCCGTAAGCGGTGATGCCACAGGTTCTGGGTCAACTTCAATTGCATTAACGTTGGCTAACTCTGGCGTAGTTGCTGGGTCTTATACAAAAGTTACAGTTGACGCCAAAGGCCGTGTTACCACAGCCACTTCAATAACCGCTGGTGATATTCCTTCATTAGCAAGCACATATGTGTTAAAAGCTGGTGATACTGTGACTGGGACCTTAACTGGTACTAACTTCCATGCTGGTGCAGGAACCACATCTTCACCGTCAATCTCGTTCTCAGCAGATACTAATACTGGTATCTACAATCCTGCTGCAGATACACTTGCCTTCGTAGAAGGCGGCGTTGAATCAATGCGAATTGATTCTGCCGGTAATGTTGCAATCGGCACCTCAACTAATTCATTAGGCCATCGCCTTATGGTTTATGGTGCATCGCCTGGTGGGATTGCGACACAGGGCGTGGATTACTTATTTGCAGTCAAGTCAACAGCAACAGCTTCATATCTTGGTTTTAATCAAAACACAATCGCCGTCTCAGGTGCAACACCATTACTATTTGGTATTGGTGTCAATGAAGCAATGCGAATTGATTCTTCTGGTAATGTTGGTGTTGGTACATCATCGCCTTCAGCAAAACTCCATGTAGGTGGCCATGTCAGCGCAACTTCAGTTTTTGCTGCGACAACTCTTTCTGTTTCATCGTCTGGCCAAATTTATTTGCCAAATGCCTGGACTACTTCCTCTGGTCATCTTGTTCTTAAAAACGGCACGGATTTCGGAAAGGGCAATGAATTCCATCTTGGTTATTTCCCTACACCAAATGATGGCTCAGAAGCATGGTTGATGCTTTATGGCTCATCCTCTGCAACGTTGCATATGGCCGTTACAGATGGTAACATGATGGTTGGTACTACAGCCCATGGTGGTAACAGATTAACTGTTGCGGGAACTGCAACAACTACAGCTCTAAGAATAGGAAGTGGCAGTACATCTTCACCATCATTGTCGTTCCTTGATGATTTTGCAACTGGTATCTTCAAACCAACCACAACAACATTAGGTTTCTCAACTAATGGTGGTGAAAGAATGCGAATTGATTCTTCGGGCTTCGTTGGCATCGGCACCACAGCACCTACGCAAAGATTACATGTGATTGGCACTGCCACCATGTCTGCAATTTCAGTAGGGTACGGGTCTAATCCATCACCAGGAATAGCATCATTTACATTCGGTCATGGCCCACAGTATAACTTAGAAATGACAGGTACATCAAGAATATCAGCAAATAAATCATCATCAACATTTATTGTTGCGTATTCAGACAACGGCGGTGCTAATGCTTCTGGTTTTGGTTTAAGAAATTTGGAAGACACGTGGATGTTTTCTCCTTATCGTGGCGGAACAGGTACAGTTCGACCACTAAGATTTGCAACTAACACGTGGGGTGATTCAACAACTGGTGTCGCTTTAACAATAGAAACAAATAGTAATGTTGGTATTGGAACTAGTACAGTTAATGCTAGGCTTGACGTTTATGGTGGTGATGCGTTAATTAATGGAGTCACTGTTGGCAGAGGCGTAGGCGGCCAAGATAATATTGCTCTCGGTACTTCAGCTTTAGCAGCTAATACAACCGGTATTGGTAACGTTGCTGTAGGTCGTGCAGTTTTAATGGCAAATACCACTGGCACGTATAATACTGCTGTTGGTTATGACTCGCTGAAATCTAACACCTCCGGCACCAATAACGTAGCAGTCGGACCATTTACTCTGCTGCTTAATAAAGCTGGTTGGGCAAACACTGCGGTTGGCGCAAATGCAATGCAGGCCAATACAACCGGCTCAAATAACGTAGCTATAGGCCATCTGTCAATGTACGCTAACACTGGAGGTTCATATAACAGTGCAATCGGCCGAAGCGCGTTATATGCTAACACTTCAGGTTATGAAAATAGTGCACTCGGTTTTGCAGCGTTGCTTGCTAATACTATCGGTTATCATAACGTAGCAGTTGGCACTAGAAGTCTTCAAACTAACACCTCTGGTTATAGACTCACTGTTCTTGGCACAGATGCCATGAATAAAAACACGACTGGCCATAGCAGCGTAGCCGTAGGTTATGCTTCACAATACAACAATCTAACTGGCGAACAAAATGTTAGTATTGGTCGTGGTTCATTATATGCTAATGCTTCTGGGTCATGGAATGTAGCAATTGGTCAAGATGCCCTGTATTACTCATCCGGAACCAATAACTTCGGCATAGGTTATCTTTCTGGTGCAGATGCATTGTTGAATATTACAACCGAAAGCAATCAAGGTGTAATCGGTAACAACAGCACCACCAACATCACTGCCAAAGTCGCAATCACTGTCCCATCAGACATCCGTGATAAGACAGAAATTGCACCTGTAACGCTTGGTCTTGGCTTCGTCAATTCAGTGAATCCGATTTCTTATCGCTTTAAGAAATCACGTGACTCAGAAGAGGCAGTTGGTCGTAAGATTCTCGGCTTCTCCGCTCAAGAGCTATTACCGCTCCAAGGCGATGCAACAATTATTGATGCCTCAGATGCAAATCTGTTGAAATTCAATTCTCAGGATTTAATTGCGGTGTTATTTAAAGCAGTTAAAGAGCTATCTACGGAGATTGAAATTCTTAAGGCTAAGATTGATAATAAAGAATAATAATTAAAGAAGCAGAAATGGGAATGACGGTCTGAATGAAAAATTCAGACCGTCATTTTATCTTATTTTACGCATTATTTTTTCGTTCTAATAAATAACAAGTACCTTTTACCTAATACAATCTTAGGGGAATCTAATTATGTTACTCGACGGCCTTAATCTGGTGGAAGGCTCCACCGCTACAAATTTGGTTTTAGCTTCAGGAACATCAAATCCATCAAATCCTAATGTTGGTGAATTATTTTACAGATCAGATAGTCAGGCTATTGTTGTTTATAATGGTTCTGCCTGGGTAGAAGTAGCTGGTGGTGGCGGTGGTGGATCAGGCACTGTAACTTCAGTTAATGCTACATCAACAGATATTACTGTAAGTGGTGGCCCAATTACAACAACTGGCTCCTTAACATTATCACTTAATAATTCTGGAGTAGCTGCTGGAACATATACAAAAGTTACGGTTGATGCTAAAGGTCGAGTAACCTCAGCAACAACATTAACCGCAGCTGATATCCCCTCATTAGCTGACACATATATGTTAAAAACTGGTGATACTGTAACCGGTACCACAACAGTTACTAACTTGGTGTTAACTGGTCCAGCAGAGTTGAAATCATACACTGAATCATATTTCTCTGTGACTGGGGCCTCAACAACAAACATTGATGTTTCATCAGGCTCAATGGTGCTTTTAACACTTAGTTCAAGTATTAACACACTAACATTTAGTAATGTTCCGTCAGCACCAAAAGTTGCTTCCCTGAACATGTTTATTGAGCAAGCTGGTGGCGGCAGTAAGACTATAACTTGGCCTAATGCAGTTAAATGGGCAAATGCGGCCGCGCCGACTCTATCAACAACTGCTACCAGAGTAGATGTTGTTACTTTAGTTACTTATAACAGTGGTACTTCTTGGTTCGGTTTTATTTCCGGCCAGAATTATGCTTGATAAATAATTAAAACAACACTAAAAGGGATTAAAAATGCTTGCATTACAACTAACAGTGGCCGCCGCAGGAAGAATCTTGATATTGTCAAGTCAAGCGCAAGCCCCAGTGACTTCAGAAATTTTATCTAATTCTGCTTATTTGTCTCTATTTTTGGATGGTGAAACATTTTCAAGCACTGCAGATAGTAGAATCTTTTTTGATTCGTCTGATAATAATTTCACAGTTACTAACAGCGTTGGCGGAGTACGCCGTGTGGTACAGACTTCATTTAATCCATATGGACAAGTTGGTCTTTGGTCGGAATATTTTGAAGAGGCAGCAGATTATGTGTCGCCTTTTACAACTTCGTCTGGATTTACATTCCTCCACACACCAACCGCTAAATTCACAATTGAGGGCTGGATATTCCCACTAGTTAGAGGAGCAAACGCATCCACGGCACAAGTAATTCTTGATGATAAAAATAACTCAGACACTGGACTTGGGATTACTCTGTCAATCTTAGCGAATAAATTAAAATTAACTATCGGCAATGGTGGGGCGACAGTTTGCACGGCTCAATCTATTTCTGACATCCCATTAAGATGGACGCATATTGCTGTTACTTATGATCAGACAACAGCAACTGATAATGCTAAAATTTATATTGACGGTGTTTTAGATTCCACCACAAGTAAATCTGCGGCTTCCGCCACAACAACTAATGCATCTTCAGTTTTGTATATCGGAAATAATACTGGTAGAACTAGACGGTTTTCTCCAGGCTATATATCAAATCTTAGAATTTGTAATTCAGTTGTTTATGATACGAATTTTACACCTTCAACTACAGCACTGACCGCAATTTCTGGAACTCAGTTACTTGTTTTCCAAGATGGTGTCCTTAAAGATAGCAGTCCAAATAACTACAAATTACAAGTCTCTGGTGCGCAAGCAGCCAGATTTAGTCCGTTTGGAGTGCCAGTACAAACTTCATCAACAGTTGGTTCTGCCTATTTTCGAACCTTTTCTGGTAACCCACAAGCATTAAGACTCCAGCCAAACGACGCATTTGTTTTTGGAACCGGAGATTTTACTGTTGAGTGTTGGGTTTATCCGTTCCTTTCTGGCGAAAATGTTCTTTTTAATTCATATAATAGTGTTCCGCAAATTGGTTTTTTGCTAGATGCCGCTAAACCAGCTTTGTGGGATGGTACCGCAAAACGAACTTCATCGCAGAATGTAGAAAACTTCCACTGGTCACATGTTGCATGGGTTAGAAGTAGCAATGTCTTTAAAATTTATGTAAATGGTAAAGCCACAACAACTACAAGCCACAGCATCAATTTTGCCTCCACAACAACTGAGTATTTTATAGGTCGAAGAGATAATGCTGCCCTCGCGCCATATCAAGGTTACATTTCAGATTTTCGTATTGTTAAGGGGACCGCAGTTTATAATGGGGATTTCACCCCACCAAATTCCCCACTTTCTGCACTAACCGGAACGAGCCTTTTGTTAAAATTCAATAATTTGTCAGTTACTGACAAAACTGGCGGCATGTATCCTGTTTATTTAGAGGCAACTACCACAAACGCCGGTGGAATTGTAACATCAGTCAAAAAGAATGGCACATCAAGCATATACCTAAATGGTCAAGGCAGCAGTTATGTAACAGTTTTAAACAATCAATTTCAGTCAAATTATAAAACATTTGATTATGGAAGAGCCGATTTCACCATCGAATTTTGGGTAAATTTCCAAACATTTACTGCTAACACATTATTATATTCCAGAGATAATGGAAACGCAACTGATGGCATTCTGATAGGTGTTAACG